TTTGTAGGTTTTCTGGTGTGAGGTTTTCCATGCCTTCTTCAATAGGCGTAGTACTGTTTTCCTCGGAAAGCACTGAAAGCTCTTCTTTGATGATCTGCTTGAGTTTGGATTTGGTGATTTTCATTTTAGGAATGCCCCATTTCGTAGTCACGTTCGGCATCTGCATCGGCGTCATCTCGACCGGCTTGGTAGCCAGCGTCATAATCATCGCCGACATCAGAAACAGGAGGCTCGCCATACTTGCCATCCTGATAACCGCGTTGGTATTCCTTCGAAGTATCTTTTGATCCAAGTCCAACACCGGCATGGCGAGTGCCGTGTTCCTTGAGAACTGCTTCGAGTTCTTCTTTGATGATCTGCTTAAGTTGTGCTTTGGTGATTTTCATCTTATTGTTCCTTTATTTGGGTGACATTCCTGCGATAAGCGTCCAGCGCTTATAAACTTTCTCTTCGTTAAGAGGGGATTTAAGAATCTTGGAAGCAAATTGTCCACCTTTGCCGCCTTTCACATCCTTTCTAATTTTTTTTACAAAAGTCGACTGAATCTTGTCGGCTGTTTTTTTGGCAAGAGCTTTTGGATCGGGGGACCCTTTGATCGCATCTGCGTCAATATTAAGGCTCGCGAGGACGTCCGGCACTTCCTCGCCATTAATCACATTATTGAAGTCTGCCAAAATAGCTTTTACTAATTCATTATAGTTTTTGGGCGATTCGCTTGGATCCGCAATAGGCAATTCTCCAATATCATATCCAGTAATGGCAGCAATTTTTTCTGAATCACAGAGCCAATGACTGATATGATCTGCTGGCTCAGCACTGGGATCCCCTATAGGATTGACACACACGGCGGACGTAATGTCTTTCACCGTCTCTGGTGATACTCGTTGATCATCTTTATTCATAATAACAACGAGGTTGTTTAAGAGAGCCGAACCTTCAAACTCCGTGTTTAATAGTTTCTTAAAATGTTCTTCGATTGTATCGCCACTGCCACCTACACCGCCATCTTCTCCGGAGGCGGCATCATAATACGCGGCAATTTCGTCCGGGGGGACAGCGCGCTTTCCACTTACAACGGCCCTTTCTAAATTGCCTAAATAACTAACTTCCGGTCCAGTCTTTAACCAGACAATCGTAGTCTCAAATCCTGCTTTCTTAGCGATCTGTAGCTGCCCAGCATAATCTTGAGTCGGCAAATCTTCACCAGCGGAATCTAAAATAAAAACATCTTTTGCTGCTTGAGATAAATCTCCTTCGACTTCGCCGGCGCCGGCCACTTGTTTGGCTAGCTGCGCGCTATCAGCCGCTTCTGCTTCCTTTACTTGTTGTTGCCCTCTACTCATGAACTGTTGTAATTGTGTTTCCAGTTCATCGTTATATCTTTTAACAGCCATGTTCTTAATCGTTTTTGCGCTAGGATCTTCTCCCCACCCAGAACGAAGTTGCATATACATAGCTTTTATGCCCTTGTGACCGTCCTTTCCCTTTAAGGCTTCTCTAGCTTCCTCATCTTTTGTACCCGCATACGCTTCAACGTTAGGAAAAGTTTGAGAAAAAAGTTGACCCCCTTGTGGTGTTGCCAACTGATCGGGAGTTGCCCCAATTGCGCCGGCTATCGTAGCAATAAGGTTGATATCGCCCTGTGGTTTCTGGCTATAATTATTTACTGCGGCGGTCCATTGTTCGGGATTTTGTGCGGCGCGCGCCAATGTTTGATAGTCTTTTGCTGCCAAGTCCCACTGCATTAATCTCAAAACTGAATCCACCTCGGAGGCAAACTGATTTATTGTTCCAGGAGGGAGTGACTTAATAAAGTCGCCGCCGGCCATCTTACCACCAGTGGCTTGAATAACTGAACTCATAAAACGATCTGTGGCGATTACCCCACCCTTTCCGGTACCGGGGCCGCCCACCATAATAATAAAGCTTTTGCCGCCGGTTTCGCCGGCGAATCCTATGTTCTGCATAATAGCAGCAGCATCTTTTACTTTTTCTTGTGATGTTTCTTCTTCGGAAAGGAACTTGTTCCAGTTTTCCATTAAGAGCTTCATTTCGTGGTGCTCTCTCTCATGTATTTCAGGCGCTGATCAAGTTGATCAATCTGGCGTTGGACGTGGATATAGTCGTCGCACCAGACGTTTTCGTGCTCTGGAGCGCGCTGATAAGGATCCCCCATATCGATCTCTTCAGGGTTGAATCCGGCAGCTTGACATTTTTCCACTGCTTGATTCTTACGCGCTCGGAAGTGTTCAAGTTGACTAATCACCTGTTGTCTTGGGCTTTTTTTGGGAGGCGCGTATCTTGGACTATCTAGTCCGCGCTCACTCGTGGAGTACCTGCGCTGCCTGCCTGACGCCGGGTCGTATCTGCCGCCAGATTGGCGAGCATAAGAGGCTTCTTCTAACTCTTCTTGAATAAAAGCCGCTTCGAGTTCTTCTTTAATAATCTGTTTGAGTTGTGTTTTAGTGATTTTCATCGGGGTTCTCCTACACTGCCGAGAGCAAATTCATCAGTAAATAGTCGTCTCGATCGATAAAGCTCGCCTTTTGTTTGCGTTCTTGGAACACCTCTTTTGGCATAGTGCCCACATCCTCGTATCCGCTCACATCAATTTTATAAAGCTCAATGTCATAACGCAACAGTGTCTCGATGATTCTGTTCTCTTTTTCTCTCGCATCTGGATCCAGAGCCATGTACACAGGAGTATCGTTGTATACAATTTTCTGTATTAATCTCGCGTCACTTCTTAGTGTCGACCCCATAATCGGAACACTATTCCCTGCAACGATTGCATCGAATACACCCTCAACGATTGTTAGATCCTCATTCCAGTCAACATACAATTCGTTGAACACAATGTTCTTTGAGGATCTCGGGTTCTTGTATTTATAGGAATCGCCGTTATAGGATCTCGCAATGAAATACGAGCAATCTCCCTCGTCATCAAACGATGGAATTATAATTCTATTTCGATACTCGCCGGTAAAGCAAAACCCAATCTTCCACTTAAGAACATCGGCTTCTGTTATTCCTCTCCTTCGGAGGTATCTCCAAGCAGTGATTGCTGAGCGTGGGATGCCGTTGGCTAGACTTTGGAAGCTTTCAGGTAGTTCGACTGGTTCGTGCACCTCTGCGAGCTTCTCAGTCGAAAACAGGTCCTCGAACTGAGCTATGTCTTGGCGTCCAGTTAACTCGTCCCAGCGCTGGAGATGTGTAAAGCTACCGTGGCGTCTGATCAAGCGTCGGACATTTCGTCCTTTGTAGTCGCACACCCAACATTGGTAGACGTTCTTTGCTATGTTAACCGACAGCTTGCGCTTATGATGTTCGCACGAGGGGCAGACGAACAAATACTCATCGCCCTGATTCGAACTATACCCTAGTGCATCACTCAGTATCTTTAGTTTTTTCTGCCTGTTGCTCAATTTTATAACCCGCCCTCGCTACTATAATTGCATCTGCCCGATCATAACTCTCGGGTTTTGGATTCCCATGCTTAGTATAGTCTATCTTGAAAGTGGGCTCGTTGTCAAGTAAAAACTTTAAAACAACTTCTTTTGCCTTCTGTCCGCGGGGGACTTTTATGCCGGCATGCTTGCGAGCGGTAGACGCGCCAACAAACTGTGGCTCTATCTCAAATAGTTCGTAGAGAAGCCACGAAACCACACCGTTAAAACGAGTGAGGGTTGATAAAGTCTTTGCAGAAGATTTGCCGCCCATGAACATGTGGAGCGATTGCTCGATGTAAATGTGTTCGATAGGATAGACTGAGCTGCCGAACATGACGCCGGGTTCGTTATTGCACTGGTACATCTCGTAGATGTCGAGAATCTTCTCTTTGATGACAAGTGTTTTAGCGAAGAAGCCTTTGTGCTTTCGCAGGTCGATCGAATCGTAATAGACCAACACTCCGTCTGCTACGACTGCAAAACCAGTTATGCTGGTTGAGATGTCAACTCCGAGAGTTGTCATTAGATATCCAATTTTAGTTTGAACGTAAGTGAATCTTCTTCCTTCTTAAGGACCGGATTCGACAAAGTAGCAACTCCAAGCAGGTTTTTATTCTCATCGTATATTCCAACTCTAGAGATATAGACTTGCCTTTGATATGAAGCACTATAATTAGTATAACTCGAACTGACGGTGTTTGCAACTAATCTTTGTGAATTTTCTTCGTAAACATGAGAAGAAACAAAACTGGATGTTGGGCTGTCGCCCCATTTCATATATGTCGGGTTGTTGGAAAAGTTTGCTTCGCCACGTTTGGCGTGGGTAAACATTGTTATAACTTGTGTGTTGGTCTCGCCTTTGAAAGAAAGTCCAAAGGAGGCGCTCCGGAATGTTAATGCGCCCGGGCTGGCGAGGGAGCCGCCGCCGACGATATTCATTCCGTCTTGGGCACCTGCACCAAAATAAACCCATGAGGGATCCTGCGTGGTGGAAGACCCCGATACCATCGGTAAATCAGCGTAACCAAGATCCCATGTTCCCGTGAGCATCAGAATGCCCTCGTCATATAAAGCTACGCCGGCGACTGAGCCGCTGCCGGGGCTGCCAACAGGCCCAACTTGTATTAGCTCGCCGTTGCGCTTAAGATCCTGTAGTTCTCCGATTAATGAGCCGGTATAATACCACTTCAGTGATAGTGTGCCGGGGTGGATTGTTTTTCCGTAGAAGATCGAAGGGACGTGAATAAGGTTCATTTTGTCTAACGTATCTTTATTACCATATGGAGAATCAACAAGATAAGCTGAGCTTCTAGCGCCGTAGAAGTTTAGCCTGTTCCTCAAAGCAACGTAATGTGCGTTATAATTAGACGTCGACTCAAACGGAGTAGTGATATACTCGCGGCTAATTGATGCTGACTGGATGCCGGCGCCGTATAATACGGATCCGGGACCGGCGGTATCCCATTCCGTGGGTGTCCAGCCATCGTCGGGATTCTCGGAGTTTCTTGCTGCGGTTGTTCTAAAACTACCGCCGGAGGAATCCTTGAGGATAAACTTATATGTGAAGGGGTTTTCAGGGTAACCGACACCGGCAGGCACTAAAGTAACTGGCACCTCTGGCTTTCCATCGGAGGTACCTTTGTTTTCAACGAGGACAGACGTGGGCCAGCTTCCGGCTTTATCAATGTTCCTCTCTTCAAGACTCACAAAGCCGGGAGGAATAGCACGAACCTGAGCACTGAATGCTCCGGATTGTTCTGGAATACTATTGTAATATATTGTCGAATCATAAATCACAAATTCTGCGCTAGGATACGCTTTCATTGTGTTAATGAGTAGATCGTTTTCTTTGAATTTCTTCAAAGACATTTTCTAATAATCCAATCGAACTCTTAAAACAAGCTCATTCGTAGGGCGTTTAGCGATTGGCTCAGAAACCTTTGCTACTGCCAGCAACTCATTGTTGGCACTGTATAATCCTACTGTCGTGATATATGACACCGGTTGGTCCGACGCAACATTCTTAACGCGAATCTTTGAACCAGTAGTATATGTGGGGTTCGAACTGTAGTTAAACTTGTTATGTGGGGCGCGGCAGAAGTAAATCTGAGAGTTTATCTCGGTTGTATTCTGGAAGGATAGACTGTACAATCTTCGTCTAATCGCATCACATGTTCCAGAAATTGATGCGCTGGCCCAAGCATTAGTAGTAGTATAGTTCGTTCCGATATCGTGAAAGAAGTCTGCGCAACTTGCTGACGAGCCGGCCGGCACAGCGACTTGCGAGGCTGTCATATTGAACACCGATGCACTAATGATGGCGATGCCTTGCTGGTAGAACACAACTCCTTGTGCTTCTCTGTTCGATCCTGTCGAGCTAAGTGCATATGATCCCATAGCACCGGAAGCATATAAAACTCCGTAGTCGCCGCCGCGAGTTTGCGTAGTGTTCGAACTATTGGCGGCGGAAGCGGAAGCGTCAGTTAACGTAACGATTGTACCGTTGGTATAAGCCCCAGCGTTATTGAAGGGGTTGACCCAACTAGCAGTACCAAAAGCAATACTAAAAGTACCTTTCTTCATTTGGTCTTTATAAAGAAGGCGCGAAAAGTTGACCATGAACACTTCTTTCATTTGGCTGTTGTTGTCGCCAAAATCTAGATCGCTTTCAAAAATCTCAATATCGTTCGCAGAGCCAGTATAGCCCAACAAGGTTTGTGCGAACTGATTATATGAGTTGATCTTCTTGGAGTTTTGTGTATTCGATGAAGCCGAGCAGAAAGAAGTATTATCATATCCAATCGTAAGATCAAAGATATGGTTAGCTGAAGAACTCAGATACGGGTAATCATAAACAGATTGAAACTGTCCGTGTGTATAGTTCTTAATATTGTTGTCGCTATAAGTCCCGCTGACGATTGAACCAGTAATTGGAATTGCTTCGTGCAAAAGCGTTCTCGTAGTTGTTACATCCGAGTTCGGGTTCAGGGGTTCAAAGTTTTTTACTGGCATTTATTATCTCCGATGTATATGCTCATTATACTGCCGTGGGACCTACATATCTAACGATTCTAAGGTTTACTTGTTTTTGTGCAGACGACTCTTCGCCCTCGACAAATACAGTACTATCGACAGTATCAAAGCATTCAGTGGACGACCAACCGTAATCTGTACCTACTTTATTAGTCGAGCCGTAAAGCGTATATAAGCTTGATCGTGTGCCTGTTGAAGTTGACTTCATTGTGTCGTCAACAGCAAAGTTTATTGCCGTTGCAGACGCTCTTGGCCCGGCGATTGCCGTTATGTTTGAATCTGACACGTTGGGGTTATACGTTACGGTATTATCGACACCCTTGATATAGGCGGTATTATAATTCTCAACTCCTTCTGTGGAGCCGACGAATGCGACCTGGGAAATTGGCATGTTGATATTTGCCTTTCCATCTGGGTCGTTGTTAAATCTGGCGTCCTTTCCGGAGGTTGGTCCCATGGCGCCCTTAAAGAATCGACTATCAAGCTTGACAGCTATTCTCTTGTCGACCATATTCTCGCTTTTTAAGTATCCTAGGCGGTTTGATTCTGTACCGTTGATGCCATCTGCATCGGCGCCATTTAATCCAGTCTCAACAAAGAGTTTCTTTCCATTAGTCTGTCCAGTTTGCAAGACGTATTTTGGATCTCCCAAGGCATCGCTAGCGATCAACTTGTTGTAAGTCTCTGTGTTTGCTGCAACCCAATAAACGTTGTTTGCGCTGACTACTGCCTCCGGGATCTTCTCGTTGACCACCATCTCGGGCATATAAAGTATATCGGATCGGTTAAACGAACGTAATCCATTTTGGATTGTTAGGTTTTCGCTTGTTGCCGCTTCGAAAATTGGTGTTTGGAGAATCTCCAAATCTTGGTATGCCGAGCCCGTGCCCGCTACATACAATGAATAATCTATCTCGTCATCGCCTAAAGCGAACTTTGCTATTTTAAAGTTCCCCTGCGCCATACGTCGACGGCCAGTGGTCGTTAAAACTGCATCCAATATGATGGGTCCCGAGTTGTCTAAAAAGCTCATTTATTATCCTCTCTCTTCATAAATAGTCTATAATATATTATAAGGCTTCAAAATTTCAAGTGCCGGCAAAGCGTATTATCCTTATCGGCAATTGTATAATTCTTGATGAGGCGCAACCTTCTACATAAATAGTACTATCAATATAATCGTATTTATCTGCTCCGGCAAATAATGTTTGGTCAATCGAACCATATATTCCATATTTTATATCTCTTGTTGCAGTCGATGGGCTCTTCAATGAATCGTCAATATCCATGGACACGGCTGTTGCGCTGCCGCGTGGTCCTGTAATCGAGGAGACCTTTGTGTCGCCACCGGGTCTTTGACCGGTCTTATTGAAGACCAAGTTATCAACGCCATGGAATATAAAGGTTTTGTAGTTCTCTATTGGTTCGCCTAAAGATACTGGCTCTATATCTTCAAGGGTTCCGAAGTTAACCCGCGAGACAGCAGAATCGGCGCCGTTCCTAAATACCGAAAGACTGGTTGGTCCGTAAAAATTTGTGAAGAACCGGTGATCAGCATTTAAATAATAGTAGTTGTCGAGCAACTCTGTGTTTAAAATGAATGACTTTCGCATACTTGGAGTACCTGCGCCAACCATATCTTCAGCCTCCAACCCAGATTCAATTATTATTCTAGTGCCTATTTGATTGCCGGGGCTTAAGATGTAGTTATCTGCTTTGGGTTGAATAAATGCTAGCTTTAGTTTGTCAACGGTCTCAGTATTGGCGGCAAGATAATATACGCTACCAGTTGAACTCTGCATTGCAGAATCTCCGAGTTGTTCGTTAGTCTTCAGAACTGGCAAGTATAGCAAATCATTTCTAGTAAAATGTGTGAGCGAATAGTTTATAACCGAGTTTTGTGCGGTAGTCGCCTCGAACACTGGGAGCCCAAAGCCTTGTGTGTTCATTACTTCATATGTGCCAGCGCTGCTCGTTGACATTGAATAATCTACCTCATCATCTCCAAAAGTAAATTTAGTAACTTTAAACTTACCTTCAGCCATCCTCTTGCGACCCAATTCTGTCAATGTTGCATCCAGGGCGATTGTGTTTGAGGTATCAATAAAAGCCATTTATAGTTCCTTCTCTATTACATAAGTAATGTTCAGATCAACTTTCTTGCCTGTCTTTTTAGATGTTAAACGGATTTTAAATTCTTTATCCCACAATGGAGTATCTGCTTGCCCAACCTGAATGTTTCCGTCAGATAATTGACTAGCGGCACTTTGAGCAAAATCGGCATTATCGGTCGACAATAATACGTGTTGTAGATTAGGGGTGACTTGGAATAACTTTTTGAAATGCTTTGAGGGAGTGGATGGGTTCGGTGGTTTGAGATCTTTTTCATTGATGGTTTCGAATGTGGCGTATTTATACCCTCCATCATTAACCAGTTCTGTCTCGTATATTTCAGACAGATGTCCCGGCACAAGATGTTCGTTAAGTGCTCGGAAGAGATAATAATACTTTTGATTTGTTTTTATCTTTTGTGTATAATGAGTAATGTTATGTGAAGTATCAGTATTGCCGATTCTCAAATCGATTGTTGAGATCAAAGAGCCATCAAAATCAGAAATCTGTGTTGGTTTCTTTGGTAGCCTGTATACTTCAATAAATCTCACCTCTGATTTATTGGACATGTCCTTTTGGATATTATCCGCACTATTAAGCTCATTTGAAAGAGCATAACGCGTGAACAGGTCTGCGTCCGGCTTACTGATTGCTGTCGGAACAGGCTCGGCTACGGAAGATTCTACATTTAATCTAAAACCAATCTTTTGCGAATCGTTTAATACTTGATAAGGCTCTGCATCGATACGGGGAGGTGGGTGATCTACCACACTGAGAACCTTGCTATAGACCGGGACCTCATAGATTTTGACGGTAGGTCCGAAAGTAATGTTAAAGTCTGCCAAATATTGGTCTGTGCCGTAATAGAGGTTTTCTGCAGTTGCGGTAGTGGGTGCAGTCTCATGCTCAAATAGCTTTGATGTTGGTGCGCCAGAGCCATCAATGAACCTTAAACAAAATTCCTCTTGGGTTCCATCTGATGCTGGCTGATGTGAAATCTGTTGCGACATTGCCATATCAGAGTACGTGTATTGTAGACTGGAAAATGCAACATATGCGTATATCTTGTATGTGTATTGGGTGTCATACTTAATCTGCGAGTCTAATAACTCAATATCTTTTGGGTCTTCGTCTCCGCGATTAAATATCCAATATTCCTGAATCGGTTTAACGGTGGGCGACTGTTCAGGGACATCCCCCAAATATTTACAAACCTTGTATGCAATGGTCTCCGGCTGGCTATCTCTCCTGTCCCTAATTCTTTTGAGAAGCGGATACATTTCGTATCCTGTTGTCCTTAGTAGTCCCCCATTATCAAAGTTAAGTTTTACAGCTTGATACACTTCGTTCATTGTATCAAGGATTACATCGATGCCTTCGGGACCATAAGTATAAGGATCGGAGGCAGCGCGTGAAGCGAAGGATCCTTCGCCCATAAACACCGAGTTTGAAGTCATGGAGTCGTAGTTGTTATAACAATATGATAGCATCCCCATCAAATCGACGCGTCGTAAAGAAGTATTATCATTAGTCTCGATGTCTTCCAATACTCCATCAATAGACGCGGATGTGTAGTGTTGGTGCTTTACAAAGCCTTGCGAAGAGGGGGCTAGCCCAGAGGTTGTGCCGAAAACTTTTTGGAGTGCCTGGAGAAAGTAGTAGGATCTGTCGTCTGATGTTATTGCTTGTGATAGGCTAAAGTCATCATACAACTTGCTATTGCCCGCTGTTGTGAAGTTGGTCTTGGTATAGAAGGGGAATCTGTTGTGTTTTGTGTCTTCGGTTGTCAATAAATCGCGAGCACCTTCATCAGCAAAGAACATAATATCTGGCGCGGTTGTTGGTCCGTAAGAGGCATAAGCTTCAGTAAGATACTCTGATAAAGCCGAGATCGTATCTTTGTACAAGGTCGTGTTGCTTAACCCCTCCGAATATTCCGCATATCTAGGTAATTCTGCTGACGCGCTCGAATTGAAAACCGCAGTAACAACAGGCTCAGCAGGCAGCGCTGCCACATTATAAAATGCACCAAAGCCATCTCCTGTGGCTTCCTCTTCTGATAGTCCTGCCAGCAACGAGAGATAATATATATTTGGGATCCCCGTCTCATAAGCGCGTTGAATTGCCTCTTCGTAGCGACGGAGATGGTAGTTGTAATCGTAAGACACCCCTACAGGAGATTTTGCTTGATCATAGAGTTTAGCCTCTTTTGATGTATATGGCTGTTCCCAAGTAAAGATAGTGTCGATATGGGTGCCGGGTGCATAGATGGGGTCATAAGATATGCCCTCAAAGGATCCGCCGCGTAGAATGGCATGCCACATTTTATCATCGGAAACTACAGAGGGATCTCCATATACTCTAACCGGGAACCGATAGTTCGGAAGTATTACGTCTTCTGATGGAACGGTCGCGAATTTCGGATTAGACATGTAAGGCCAGTTCGTGTAGTTTGCGCCGGCGGCTCTTAGATAGTGGGACTCGCGATAAGCCGTCCCTATTAGCGAGTTGTAATCTAACGTCCCCTCTTCAGAAAGCTCGTAGAACTCCCCTGTTGCAGTGCGGAACCTATCAGAGCCGCTCATAAGCGAACTATCAATAAACGTGGTTGTTTTTTGTTCGGGAGAATAGCTATCCATTAATATGCGCTCTCGGTGGTGGAGGTGGTTTCTGTTTCCGAAATAGTATTAGATGTAAAAATAGAAAGCCGGTCAGCTTTAAAATTACGAACTTTGATTGTTGGATTTAAGCTGGTTTTATACATGTTTGATGTTAACACTTGTCCTGCGAGTTCTTTTATTGACGATGCGATAACGTCAGCAGGCTGCTTATCGGATCCAAATCGAGCATCTAGTTTATTGCTTTCATCAGTCGAGTATCTGATTTCAAGATATTGTAATGTGCTTGTATAATCAAACGTCAAAGTTTCAACTCCGGAAAGAAAATAGTTTTCAATCGGTGCTGCAGCCTCTCCCGTGAAGAAATACCACACACCCAGATCACCGGGTTGGATATACTCTTGTGCTGCTTCTAGATCTGTTGAGGCTATTAGGCGGAGCCCATCATAAAAGAGACCTTCATCATCTAAATAATATGAATTTAATTGTTCAAAAATATATTCTTTCTCAAAATCATCGGCAGCTTTTTTGTCTTTTTGTTCTTGTAGTTGTTCTTGAAACTTATCGTGGGTCGTGTTTCCGCCGGCAGCTTCAATAGCTTCAAGAACCTCTGGATCGACTGATGGTTCTGGTATGTCTTGGGCGCTTGGCGCTGGGGTTGATTTTGCCATTACTTATCTTTCCTCGTTTATATAAATACTTTAAAAAACGATTTGTTTCATACTAGCGTTGTTAATAATGTCTTCAGCCAAACTAATAGTATTCGGAGCTTTGTCCTTTTTTAGAAGGTCTTCTCTATACTTTCGGAAGCCACGTGGGGGCTCTTCATCCAATTCATAAAATGGATCGTTATCTGCTGGGAACATTTTTGCTGGTGATATCTGTATGTTCTTTAGATTTGCTATCTTTTGATCTTCGATATTCGGATTTTCAACCGTCTCTGTGTCAGTCTGCAATGCAATCATCGAATAATCTTTAGGCTTCTGGGATACAGTGCAGCCAATGGTGAAAAGAAAGTCTAATGACATCTCGTTGTCGTCAGTTGGAGCTTGAGGTCTGGTGTATCCTTTCTTCGACAACTTCTGATTTGTTTTTTGTAGTGTCGACGATGCTGCCGTAGATTTGCCTTTGCGCATGCGCGAGGCTTTTGTTTTATTTAATTTTGCTACTGGTTTTGGCATTATACTGCTCCTTGAATCTTTATTTCAGCATCCATTGGTAGATAATTATGTGAACTTGCCCGGTGGAATCCTGTTTATATGATACATATATTTGAGTATCATCGTGATTGTTGTCTGGGAGTTCTAGCCCGGTGTTGGTCTGTACAGTACCAGTCCGATCATAGAAGGAGTTGTATTCGAAGGGCTCCGCGACGTGAACCTCTCCATCAGTGCCTTCATCATTATCTTCTATATAATCATTGATATCTACAAACATTCCATTAATGAATTTAACAAACTCTTCGTTGCCGATGAAGTCAGAGCCTTGATTGTCCTCGTAGAAATCTTTAAGTCCTTCCATTTTCTTTCTAAATTTATGATACACCCAGCTAGCTTCGACGCGTTTCTCTTCATCGTCTTCATAATCTTTTTCGGCCTTTGAAACGGAGGTATGATTGTAGTTGTTCCCAGTGTCATATTGGATATCGGCAACCGGGTACCAGCGCCATGAATCGTGATACTCTGAAACTGAGTCAGCAACTACAACTTCTGGGAGATCGGTGTACTCTTGTGTCAGGAGAATCTTTTTCTCGTCTTCGCCGACCGAGCTAAGTCGTTGTCCGATAATGCCGTCGGTGCTATAATATTTATCCCAGAGTGCTTCGATGGAATTGATATAGAAATCTTCTATATCAGTCGGAGTGCCTGCGGCTGGCGAAATTTGGACACTTTTGGCCATGGCGTATTCCACTATCTTTTGTTTGTCTCCTCCGAAGTCATCATATAATAAATCGCGATGCATAGCGAATATTAACGGTGCTTGCACCCATGGGGCGGAGTTTGGATCATCTGCATATCTTTCGGTCATTGCGGTTATGAAATGGGGATTGAATTGTTCTGAAATATTCCCGTAGTTACAGGGATCCGTGGACTCTTCTTGGTACCCGGAAAGCAGATCCATCATATCACTATAAGATTGTATTATGGATTTGACTGATTCTATAGTATTATCACTAAACCGCACTGCTACTTTGTACACATCATCGGTTTTGCTGTCAATTTGGCCAAATGATATATTTGCATTATAATAATCTTGAAACTCAAAGGTCATTAAACGATAATCATGATCGAATACAGAACTATGAAGTCCATCTTTACCTGCCATGTTGATACTACGGACTGCAATATAGGAGTAGTCGTCACCGGCAGGGATATCGATGCCGGTTGATGTAAATTGTATGCTCGCGTTTGCGCGCGTTGCGTCCGCACTGAATGTTGAATAATTAACTTTTATTTCTGACATTATAAAAACTTGTCCTTTTTGATTCTGAGATCGTGAGCGCTAGCGTATCTTCCGGTTTCACCGTCGCCGTTTGTGTCTCCAGTATTCGATGGTCTGTTATCAGGTGAAGGGTCAGAACTGCCGTCGCTATTCGATGCGGCATCAGAGTAGGTAAAATCTGAGTCGGTATAGTCAGTGTATATCTCCGTCTTCAGCGCGGTTAAAGTACTATCATATTTCTTAAGTTCTACGTAGTCTAATTTAAGTCCCGCATTTGTGAATTCAACTCCACCAAAAAGGTGTTCCACTTTCTTAACATCAAATATTTGAGAGAGTGCTGTCTTTGTTTTCATTATCTTTTCGAAATCACAGTAAACATAACCCCAGTTTAGTGCATTAGATGTGCTATCTGCCGACTCTTCATCACCATAAATTTGGCGCGTGATTTGCGCGTCAGCAAACAATAGGTTCTCATCATCTTCATTTTGTATATTATATTTATTCGAAGAAACCGTGGACCGAAGATCCATAACTACATCCTGCTGCGTTAACTTCTTGGCGAGAGGTGTTCCTGATTTGATGCCTCTATTTAGCTGAAAAATAGCCTTTGTGAATGAATCATAGAATCGTCCGATTTCGGAGCCCCCTCCACGAGAAGGGAATAACTTTCGTAATACATTGAGCTTGGCTAATATATCCGGACTATCTTTATCAGTCTCTAAAACATATGAGATACTTTCAACAATCGACTTGCCTGTGTCTGAAGTTAGGTTGCTTTGATCTGTTACAGATTTTATTTTTTCTACGATTATCTCGGGCGTTATTTTGCCTTGTGTAAAATATTCGCCGCCAAGACCTTGCAATGGGGTATTGTCGTATGGCGACATCGAAGAATCGTAATAGCCAATCTTCGTACCATCGTCAATTTTGCCATCTTTAATGACAGATTCATAGCCAATGTCGCTAGTTTGGCGTAATAGAAGAGGGAGTGGTAGTGATGGAATGTTGGCGTAGTATCCTAAAGATGGGTCAGACTCATCAGTCTCTATGAATTTTGGAGTCCCGGTTATGGAATCTACTGCCGATGAAAACGCATAAAGAGTAAGATTATTATGTCCGCTGTCAAGATCGTAAATTGTCAACGCGTCATCGGTACTATCATAATCGATTTCTACCTCAGCCGTATAGAGATATGTTATAGCATCATTTGTATCGTATATCTTTTGATTCCATTGATCATAAGCAGTTACGCCATCAGAGTTTTCCGCGAAAAAGCTAAACTCTTTATAATTCACGAACTTAGCCTCGGGAGTATTACCATTAGCCTTTAGGTAACGCCCGTCAGTGGCATCGGGGTCGATCATAGATTCAAATATGCTTATTTCTCTCGATGCTATTTTATCAATTATTCTAGTGCTCATTGCATAAGAAACATAAAACTTAAGCTTTTCGTTGATCCATTTTAGATGATCGACCGGCTCTGAGTCGTTCAGTGCAGGCACATATATTCCCAGAGAGATTTTAAGCTTATTATCGTAAACGTATATCTTAAATATCGTCGGAGTCGGCAGTGCGGAAGTTAATCTAGGCATACTGGTGCCTCTGTTACGTTGCCATAAATATCATAGTAGGCACGTTCAAGATCTTCAACGTTGTCGCAATCTAGATCCATATCAATATAATAAGAATCTTTGTTATAAATGGCTGCAGACTTGCATGCCTTTTCTCGGTCGACCAATGCGTCGGTCTGGATGTCAAAGAAATATTCAACGCTTTCTGATGTTAGTGTCGACTCGGAAATATTGCCTTTTTCTGGGCGGGCTGACACCATGAATCCATCTTGGATTTGTTCAGTTATTGTGCGAAAGATCTTTCTTGTTAAGACATCCCTTGTCGCGAGGTTGTTGGAATCCTCCGGATGAAGCAACTCCTGCACAACCTCAAATATCTCAATATCAAAATTCTCAGTTAGTAACTCTGTGTTCATTTCTTCAATATAGAGAAGCGGCACCTCTGCTTTTAAAGTAACCATGTTCCCGTCAGCAAATACTGGGGTGTGTGCGACTTGTCCGGCGATGGTATCCGTTTCTGTGGAGATGTAGTCTGCTGCGGTGGTGTCTGTCAGTTCCAGCGAATAGCGCGCTTTCATATTAATCTGGGGAATGTTTTTATACAGAACCGCGTCTGAAGGAGATAGGTGCCAGGATGCGAGTCCTGCTTTATGCGGCGCCGATGACGATATAGAGGTTATCTCTCCGCTTAACGCTACCGCTTTCCATGCGGGGACTGCCTGCTTGTTGTCGTTGCCGCTAAAATTCACATGTCCGATTAACTCGTCCATTCGAAATATATTAGCTTTAACCTCTAGATCCATCGGAGACATGTCAGATTCCCATGTTCCGTCGCTGCTAACAATCACATTTGATTGAGCGTCAATATCAGCAAATAAGATCCGACTGCCCATATACTGAGTGTCTTCTTTAATCCTGTCGTTAACGTCGTTCTGTGGTTCTATGGCGCGGGGGTCGGGGAGGTGATCTACACGATTGGTGGGGGGACCCATATACCGACGATCATAAACAACATTGTCATCATAGAAACCATAGTAGGTGGGCTTAAACGTTCCCTTCGCCAATTTGTGACGACCAAAAGGAGTGAGTTCTAACTCATATACTTGTTCTTTCTTGTCTAGAAATTTAGGCATTTTTGTTAGCTCTCATCCTTCTTGTCGGGCTTTTTATATAAGACTTCTGCATCTATCTTAACTAGCTCTACGAAAGATAAGTAATCATAAGGCCAGTTGTAATTTAGCTGATAGCCCACGTCGTCTTTGTCAGTGAGCTTTTTGTTTTCGAACTGATCAGATGCTTGCCCAGCCTGTCTAACAACTTGATCGTAATAACCAGTTTGAGCTTTCTGTTTCACCTTAAATACCATCCAGCGCAGATTTTCACTCTCTGTCAAGTTTCTTTCTGATAGCAGTTCAGTATCCATTAGTTCGTGTGCGACCGATTGGAATTGCATGTCTACTTTTCGATAATCGCGCGGTGCAATGTTCTGCCACATATATGAAAGGTCATCTTTGTCGAAGCTGTATTCAAACTCAAAGATATACATTACGAGAGGGTCGATATTATCATTACTAATAAAGTCGAACTGTGGTGGCATTACGTATCGAGGCATTTTTTGAACTAGCTTCCGGATGGATTCGCCAGATGCATCTAAAGAATCGCCGGATTTAGAACCAACTTGCTCATTAGTCGCAGCCGAATATCTTTCCGGAGGAATCGATATAAAACGCTTTCTTTGTTTTCCGGTTTCTCCGGTTGCATCCTTTTGATAGTCTACAATATACGGAACAGCAACTACAGCTTCTCGTATTGTCCTGCTTTCCGCTAGCTCACCCAAACGTGCACGGGACTTAGTTTGATCGAAGCCGGCTAAAGTTGCAAGCGATTTCATGTTATGGCTTAAGAAAATTCCTTTTGAGATGTTGTGATCATTATATGGACTAGGTTGATTAATAACCATATAGTGATTCTTGAGCCACTCTTCTGGGATGTCTCCGATCTCCATAAAGATACCAGTTGATGGGTCTGTCGGGATTGTTCCGAACTGATGCCACATGCCGCGTGGTACTGACGCTGAGAAGTTCTGCGGAACTGTAATCGTTGATGAACCGCTGTTAATGCCGCGATCACCCTTATAGTTAAAGTTCATGTGCGGGGTCTCAAACTTAGGTTGGATAACCCACTTTTTACCTTCGGTGATGTTTCTGGTACTTCCTAGATTTCCGAACTTGTCGATTTCTTCGAACTTCACCTTCTCCACTCCTAACAAGTTTAAGCTTGCGCTAGCTTGCATTGAGTTGGCGTTAATGTGCATGCCATCGTAAATTGGGATTCCGGCATAATTTCCCGCGGCGGCGGCCGCGCCTTTCGCACAGAAGAAATTGTTGTTATACGTCGGTATTAAAGTGGTTGGACCTTGATTAAGGTATCCAGACAATCTCTCTGTACAACTGTTATCCCAATTTAAATTCGTGCCGGCATATCCCGCATCAAATCTCCAATATACCATCTCCGTTTCCGCTAAAATCTGTTCCAAATCATAACTCTTAGTGTGCGATGGTCTAAAGATAAGATCAACCCACGCCTCGCCATCATAATATGGTGGTGTGCCGGCAGGATTCATACCTATTGTTGAGCCCATGGCACCCTGATGGAATACTAGTGAGTCTTCTGGTATCATTGGCCCCGGGGTTGGGGGATTATCATTCTGCAAATACATAGGGGGTCTTCCTCCGCACGGAGGGAAGAAAGCGCTGGGTCTACTATACAAGGTGAAAGACTCTTCGAAGTTTGGATTATGTATCGGGTCTTGTGGTACCGGGAAGGAACCCGACGCCCAGAGTCCATATGTTGGGGCACCAGAGGACAAGCCCAATGAGCTTGACGGATCCCACTTTCTGCCGCCGTATGCTGCCCACGGGCTGTGAATGCTGCTGCTGGCATCTGGCCAAGAGCCGGATGCTATTTGTGGGTAATCCTCTGCGTTGTATGTTCTTGGTCCACGAGTCGAACGATGAAGCTTAATTCTGGCGCCGTAAACACTGCCAGAGGGGAATCTAAGGTCATCAGAAATTGTTTGCGACTCTAATCTCGTAAAGCCCTTATCTTTGAGGAAAAACGATCCGACTTCGCCAAAAAAGTTGCGTGCCATTCGGGTATAAGTCGTTTCGCCACCGAGTTTACCGCCCCAGCTAGTTACTATTGAGTTGGAGGCTGATGGGTGGGCCTCTTGGCTAACAAATGAGGCGCCTTGCAGATATACTTCCGGCTCTATAATTGCCTCGAAGGGCAGTCGCTTATCCCAGATCGAACCAGAACCGTTCCACCCGCGGGATTGGTATTCTACTGAGGGGGAACTATCATCACTGGCAGATCCATATAAAACGTAGGTGTGCCAATCACCGGCAGCCACATCGAATGCTGGATTCTCTGTATCAATTACTCCGCCGATGTCTACCGATCGCAGTTTGGAACCATCTGTTACTATTGGATAGTCAACAGCCATGCCGGCTTTAATCGAGTTGAATAAAATGCCGGGAGCAATGAATGGAGTGATACCATTAACAGCTGTGGAGCCTGTCAGTAGTTTTTTCCATGGCTTCGTGTTTAAAAAAGGTATTGGCGTTTGTGAGGCAGTCAAAAATCCAGTAAAACCATCGGCGTATGAGCTTGAGAATTGAGATGATAGATCCATCGTTCTCTGCACTGGGTAGAATCCTTTGTAGGGATTAAACTTAATTGCGGCGCTGCAGACCAGACTTATTTCTTTTGCGTCGAGAAGCGTGTCTTTTGATACCTTAAGGAAGCCCGACATGAAATCTGAGTTTGAGTAATCTTTATAGAAAGATGAAGTGGAACTATTGATCCCTGTTTCTGGGAGTTCGAAAGTGTCGGTCTTGTTTGGTGTGAATATTCCGTATTTAACATAGTCCTCAATGTGTTCACTAATTCTAAACTCAGGGATTACCGAAAAGTCTTTTGCTAATACTTTAAGATCTTGTCTATAGTCTTCATATGAGTTATACCATGGCTGTGATGCCGAAGCCTCGAACGTGAAGCCTCCTTCGTCGTTCTTCACGAGGATTCCCGCTTGATCACCAGTTTCCCAAAGCGCTTCGCCGGCGCCGACTTGGAAGTTTGCAAAGCTCATTCCCACAGCCGAACCGGTCTCATTAATATGTGTTCCGTTGGGACCAGTTACGGTTTTGGCGCCCTGAAGCAAGTGTTTACGACTATATTTGGCACTTGGAGAGACCAGCATGCGTCGTTCATGATCGGCATCGAAATCGTTCCCGGGCTTGTAGGGTCCGTAGTTATTTTGTAGTTCGCCAACACGTTGTTGTCTAAATGTTTGGTCATCGTTGGCAGATGACGAGTAATAGGGCAGTGTTGAGCGAGTTAGAAAGCTTTCTTGAGCGTCTAATGGCCAAGAACTTTGATTAATGATAACTCCCTCTTTAAGAGTAGTAGCGTTGCCAGCAATGTCTCCTCTACGGGGCACATTCCAGGAGTTATTAAATGATGTTCCGACAGTGGTTCTTTCAGTACGACTGTTGCGCCAATACTTATTATCGTAAGTTGGCTTGTCTAAACTCTTTGTCGCGAACTCATTTCGAAGAGATGGGAAAATGTTTTCACTATATTGTACCCAATTTAAACTAGGTTGTATTGCGCGGACGATTTGCTCGTATGGTGTTGTAATATTCTCAGGCGAAACACCAAGAAGGTTATTGAATTCTGCATCGTTAAAGAAGATCTCCTCATTATTATGAGTTGCCTTAAGGGTAATGTCTTCATCACCATTGCTATAGTTGATATATACAGGGCGCCCTCTCATAGAAACAGGGGATAAGCGGTATCGATTGATGCCGTTATCTGATCCGGTTATCACCGAGATCTTGTTTGTGTTTTTCTCGGCGCGAAGAATCGGGTGGTCTTGCTGGTGTGTTGCTGTCCAGTTCCATCCATAGTTGGCGCCTCTTCTTGTGAGAACCAAGTTAAGGTAGTTTGCTGAGGCAGTGACAGTCGCGGCATCGAGATCTTCGGTCTTTAGGAGATATGCCGCTTTATTACCTTTTCTATTGAAATAATTGCCATTTCGCTGGAATCCATAGGCTCCGACTCTGGCGGCACTTAGAGATGGCTGATCTAGCGGGAATCCTAAATAGTTTTGAGAAGCAGTGACTGCATCTAAAGTATAGATATTCAGATTTGAATGCACCTGTACCAATCCACCTTCTGCAAATGTACGAGCGGGATGTCTAGTTGTCAGCGGTCGAACATCACTTTCAGAAACATATGAGAAATAAGGTTCGTATGTATATGAAGAATTGGTCTTATCAACATAATAGCCAGCATGATCACCATGTACGGGAGCCATTCCATAATATCTGGCGCCACCGTGTAGAAGAGGGGTGTGTACTGACAAAGAGTTAGTTACCCAAGCATACTGGCGATCCATTCGAGGAATCTGGTGAGTCACAAAGAAGTTATCGTATTGTTTATCTTCAGCAAAACCTTGTTCTGCAGCCTTAACACTAATCTTCGTATTTCTATTGTTCTTCTGGAAGCTTGGAGCTTGTTCATATGAGGCTCCCGGATCATCACAAAATAGCGAGTCGCGTCCGAAGCGAGCAGACGGTCGTGAGAGAAGGGCCCGAAGTCCGAAGTCCTTTCCGTGGATATCTGATACCCTGTATCCGGAAGTTTGTGATATCGTACCGCTAGCGCCCTGGGAGTTCTTAATCACCGTTTGATTTTTATAAGGGATCGTATTGTATGGCGAGAACTCGGCTGACCTAACATCCTTTAGTCCGCGCTGGAAGGTCTCTCTTGAGCCTGGGGCGCTAAAGCGTGAAGTCATCACTGTTTTGTTCTTCGAGCCAGTGAGCTGCGTTGGAGCGTAAGTAAGCCCATAGTCAAAGTGGCTAGCCGATGTCCTATTAATCAGCAAGAAGTTTCCTGCGATTCCTGAGCCGGTTAGGTTATTGTTGTCGTTAATAATCGAAGGCAATGTTGGCTGGTGATCAACAAACGCGCGTGGATTCTCCCAAGCACCGACAGTTTGTACGAATTCATACCTATGTCGATAGTTTCCAATAATCGTTGAGCCTGTTTTTAGCTCAATATTTCTGATGTTAACTGGACGTTTTGCGACCTGATCTCTATAATACGTTGCGCGAGGTGCGTTGTAATTGAGAATTGTCGGGTTTCGTCCGCCGGCCATGCCAGAAACAGAGATGCTAGCACCAGATTTGCTACTCGATACATTACCAAATGCACCATTAATATAAATCTTTGTAGAATCTGCGTCTCCGTAAAGAGAGTTATTCAGATTTACAACTGTGGATCCGGAGCCAGCAGATGCTGTGATCGATAGATTGCCCGAAACATACTGCTCGTTTATCGCATCTTTAAGATTTTGTATGGAGTTAAAGTAGTTAGATCCCTTTGTCCAAGAGACGTTGGGTCCTGCCGTTGAGGCTGTTACAACATTGGTAGATATTGACTGCTCTGAACCCGGGTTACCATTTGCTCGGCCAGTTTGATCAACTATCGAGTTAACTCCTAGTGAGTATGATCCGCCGCCATCTACAGCATCGTTAGCGTCGTCTCCCATGCGCCACCATGAATATAGGTTGGTATTATCAGAGACGTAAGCAGAAACTTTAAATAGATTTTGCACCGAACCGGTAGCATAAACCTCTGTTATCTGTTCGGCGCTCATACTAAGCTGCCAAATTGACATTTCGTCGATTGCGCCGCTGAAAGGGACGTTAACGTTATATCCACCGATTGTTGTTATAACCTTCGTCGTGCTTTCGCGATCGACGATTCTTTTTAGTTGTAGTTTTGTGTCCGCATCCGCCGGCACGGCCATGCCTGCTGAGGAGTCAACCAGCACACCATCAATGAAGAATTTCGGGTCTTGACTGGCTGATAGCGTGGCATCATATGTTACGGCAATATGATGCCATTTCCCGGTAGTAATTACCGCAGCATCTGTTTCCCAGTGTGCATTGACATTATATGGACCTCCAGCTGGTCTGTACCATGCTTGTGTGAGGCGCACAGTGTTGTCCGTGCGTATTGCGACGTCTATTGCTCCATTTGGTGCGCCGGCTTGGAAAATATACGCGTTTTTGTCTGTGGCGCTAGCGGATACCCACGCACTAATTGTAGCCTTTTCTAAGTAGTAAAAGTCCAAAGGATGATCAGAGGGGAGTCCATAACTTGAACTCTTATCTCCAGAGACAGCAATCCATGAGTTGGCAGAGTTAGTGAATAACACCGATTTCTCATTTTCGAACGGTACCTCAAATGTTTTGGTGGTGTCTCCATCACCAATCGTTACCGAATCACCAGTAGTTACATTCCCGACTGCAAGCGATACAGTTCCTTCGGCTGCTGCAGGATCTTGTCCTATGTCGGGCCATGGATAGTCTGGTGCGACAAGCCCCATTGAGCCCGATGGGGCGCCACCACATTCCCCAACGAGAAGCTTCCAAGCCTCTGCGCGGGTCTTATAATTGTCTGCTCCCTTATTAATACGTGTGTGTCGATGCTGGTGTCCACCAACAGCATATTCGGTGAAAGGACCCTGCATGGGTTTTTCCATGTCAGAGCCGTACACATCGTTGTGCAGGTTTGTAATCTGGATTCCGCCGGTTAAGCCATTGACAACATCTTTATTATATCCTGTTGTAACAGACGAACTGACAATACTAAAAGGATATGCCATGGAGGACTTAAGGTTTTTTCCACCCAGTCCGTCTTCCCATTCACGACCGAAATGAACCTTGAATGACCTCTCTATTATTTTTCCTTTCGGATTAAAGTCTGCTAGATATAGTTCCGCGAGTTCTACAATATCGCTTTCTTGAGTGAACAGAACATTAAGCGGAACAACAGGATCAGTACCAAGAGGTCCAAATGGATATAAAGCATCGTATGTAAACTGAATGTTTTTGTTCGGAGGGAAGTTTACTCCACCGTGAATATTACTCTTATTGTCTGAGAGTTCTATTGTCATCTCGTACGGAGCCGATAGGGCTCTGCGGCGGAATTGCTGTGCTGAATATCCTACGCCGGCTGGGGTGTATCTGACATTTGCGCTTGAGCTTAGTGTTGGTTGAGAAAATGCGATCTTTCGAATATTCTCTCTCTGTCCATCGATTTCTGGATCACCGGATGTTAATTCTATAGAAGTTCTAAGCATCCTTTGTTTAACAAAGGGCTTATTAACATCAGTCCGGCGCGGAGAGGACGGCTCCATGGAGTGTCCTGATTGCCAGTCCCATGTATTAGATTGTAGCCCTTCCATTGTTGAATCAAGATCGGGTTCAATAAACTCGTATGTCGGGAAAGGGGTTTGGTATTTATTCCTCTCAAGCACATGACTTTCAATCGTGTTGAAGACTTCTGCTTCAAAGTCTGCAGATGCTGGTAGCATTTGCTCTATAATTGTTGAGATGCTGCCATCAAACCATTTATAATAGTTAATGTATTTCTCGACGCTTGAAACTTTATTAACGCGTCGGAAGAAGCTTTCTCTAAGCTTCTCTAAATTCTTGTATCGGCTGCGATATCGGTTAACTGGTGCACCGATGACGTTATTGAAATCTACGACACCTGCAAGGAAGTCCAACATCTCTTCCGAGAGAGCACCATATAAACTTTTTTCTAGTGTATAATAATAAGATGGCACTGTTTCTACGATGCCCAATACTTCATCATCGTCCGATAGAATCTGAATCATATCATTAGAAACTGCTCTTTCAGGATTTACAAACTTAAAGGAGTTGATTGGGTCTTTAACATATACAGCTGTCGAAGATGTTGCAAATCCATAACCATATCCAGTATGCTGCCAACCTGTCTTATTACCGAGCCAGCCGTAGTTCTCTGTTCGAAGCTCCGTGGAGCCAGAACTCGCATCTTCTACATAAAAGTTTCCGTTAACATCAGAGCCGCCGGTTATATTATTAAAGTTCCAGCTCAGTGCTAAAGTGTTAAGATTAAGTACATCTAATGGACCATTATTGGGATCCCAAAAGGCTACATTTTGATAAGAGCCGGAGATACCTTGATTTGTCATATCATATAAATGTTGGTCAAGACTATGATTATCAATATGTTTGGTCCAATATTTTACACTATTGATTTGGGCATCGGATTTATTTAAGAGGGTTCCTGTAATGTTTGTTCTTTCGGCGCCGCAATATACGCGCTTGGAGGCAGCCAAAAGGTTTGAGCCCGAGACATAATTCAACGTGCCCGTTAGTTCGAAACTGTTTTTTACATCGCCTAGAAAGGTGTTTATGCCGCGGAATACCACATCGTAGGTGAACTGCTGCCCTGTATCACTCAAGGCGCCGGTCACGATGTTGGCAAACGGCTTGCTTGGCTTCATTCTAACTGAGAGGTTCCAGCGCTCATTGTCATAAACGTTATAGAAAACACTACTCGTGAGGGACGAAGCTGTGTGAAATAATAGTGGCCTTGGATCGTTACGAGATCCCAGCTGGAAATAAACATCTTTAGAATCAGCAGCAGTTCGAATTGCGTAGACCTGCAAGTTGGCTGGATCGCTAATGGTGTCGGTAGAGCTAGTTGCAAAGGCAGTATTAGTGCCATCCAAAAAGTCCACTCTAGGATCAAGTCCCGACGGTACTCCTTCCGGATTGCTGTTATCAATAATTGAGCCGGTAGGTACGGTGTACATACCGAAAAGAGAGGAAGTCGTGTAGTTCCTCTGAATAGGATCTACTTCTGCCACATAATGCGGAAAGATTACATCAGATTCCAGTGTAAACCCATATTGTTGCTCATAACCCACTCTTTGCCCGGCGGCTTTCCAGCCACTTCCCGAAATATAGCCCAAGCTGTTAGGGTTCGAAGAACTCATTGCTTGGTAAACAACTGCTTCCAGGTTGTCGGGGTGACCGAAATTTACTCTTGTTTCTTTTGAGAGGGTCTGTCGAAGGTTGTTTTTTAGCTCAAATGTATGATTTCTATTGTAAACGTTAAGTTTAAATACATTATCATTTATATTGAAGCATCTTAGAGTGTTTCTGATCGCTCTTTCAGTACCTTTGCTCTTAAAGATGTGAGCCAAGTTGTTGTAAAGATTGAGATATATTAAGTTTTTGGTCTCGGTGAGGTCTCCCTCAAACAGAGTCTTGTCGTCGCGGTTAAGGAACTGCTCAATAATACTAGAGTCTACAAACAGTTCAGGCGTATCGAGCCCCAATGATTGCGGTAAGTGCTGTGCAAATGGCACAGGCTTGTGAGAACCACTGGTGTATGATGCCTTCACAAAGCTAGGGAGAGCCCTTACTTGTTGATACATGGTATCGAAATACGATCCGATAACATGTGACATCAGGCTTAGATCGCCGTTATATGCGTCGTCAGGTTCGTATTCATCTTGTATCCAACTTGGCATGTAATTAATGAATAGATTGTTGTTCTGGCGATCATGAGTTGAGCCAGTTGAAAGCAGATTACTTCGAAGCGAAATAATGTCGGGATGCTCAGGGCGAATAACCGGATCTAGGCGCTCATATGGAGCAGCCGATGCCGATACGATAGCGGAGCCAGTATTTCTAGAGTTAGCAGCATAACCTTGCCAGCGACCATTACAAATTCTTCCGCCGTAATCTAGCACTGTGCCGTCAACGGTTGAATTTCCTGTGATTCCCTCGTTAAACTTGTAGTAAACTCCAAGCTCGGTGTTCGCTATGTCAGTGTTGACGCCGCCACCTACTTGGTTAATCCAGTTTCTGCCAATATCATGACCGGTTCGTTTGGTTTTCCAATAACGGAATTCGTCAATGGAGCCAGAAAGCTTGCCGGCTCCGTCTAAGTCGGTGCACGTCGATTTTGCCATGGTACCAGATGGAGCATATTGTAAGGCTCCTAGGCGCCCCATCATATTCTTGGAAGTTAATTCTCCAAGAGATGAGGCTTGGAATCCGGTCGCGCCAGTAAAGTCTGCAGTATCAACCAGGGACGTACCGAGGGTGTCTACAAGGGCGATATTAAGATTACCAGCGATGCCGGGGTTGTCCATTGTAAGTGTAATTTGAGTATCGCTTGAACCCTGTGTGGCTGTAATACCAGCATCATAGCCGGCCTGTCCATTATTGGATACTGCAAAAACGATATTTGTTGTAGCAACTGCATTAATAGCATTAATAATAAGCGCTGCGATCTCAGCATCAGTCTTGTCGGAAAAACCAATGCCAATCGAACTACCTGCGCCGGCCACTGGTGGGGCAGTGGATTGTGCAGCAGACAGACGAATCGTTGTTGCGGGACCTTCGCCACCAGCGGAAGTTGGAATAGTAAATGAAAACGCACTATCGACGTTCGCAGCTTTTACGCCGGCGGTATCGATTGCATCTACTGCGGTGGCGTATGTCGGGGTTCCTGCATCATTCATCCTTCCATCGACATAAAAGTCGGTTCTTAGATCCGATCCGGAATTATAAATAGCAATTGCATAATGGTGCCATTCTCCCAAAGATGCTGTAGTGATCCCTAAACCAATCTTTTGCTGAAATGTTCCGGGGGAGTCTGGATTATAGAAGAGGTTTCCTGATTGGACTGTTAACAGGAATGGAGAATCAGTCCATCCAAGAGTGCTTGTTCCGCGCAAACCACCTGTTAACTCAATAGTGATGCGTCCGTAGTCAGCACTTGATGAGTGCTCGTTATTCCACATGTCAAAAACGACTAGTTTTTGGGTGTCGGCTGTTCCGCCCAGAGATCCCGTCTGGAGCCAAAACTCCACTGTTACGCCGCGATCAAAGTCAGCTTTTAAGTTTGAGTCCCGGGAGCCAGATCCATAATCAGAAGTAAGTCCGGCATTAAGATAGGGGTTTTCTTCATAAACATTAGAATATTGGAACTTGCTATTGTGGGGCTCCGGCATCATGCTTGTGGCAGCTGTGCCTGATAGAAACGAGCCGGTACCGGGACCAGCAAAGAAGGTTATGTGTTCTTGAGTGGCCGGCACACCATAACCGCCAGAGATAGAAGACTGAGTTCCCCAGCCATCCGCGGAAATAATACCATACCCTGTAGATTTAGGATAGTTATTGTCTAAGATGTATTTGTCTATCGGGTATGTTTTATTGTGGAATCGGTTCTTTTCTGCGTCAGAACCATCATAAGGATAGAAATCCAGTATATTGCTAATAGCTGATTTATAGTATAGATATGCAGAACCAAACCTAGCGAACTGCGCAGGGTTAGAATAGTCTACTTGGGGAACAAAAGCTTCTTTAAGCTCGTTAAGTTCTTCTAAGTTTTTTTCAGATTCAACAGCTTTGTATATATCTTTTTGTTCGGCTTCTGAAAGATAATTTCTAGACTCGTCTGTGGCGTGAAATAACTTCTTAATACTCATAGTCTTCTACTCGGAATTTAAATACGTATGGCTGTTCGGACCATGATTTAATATCATCGTCATAGAAAGCAAACTTGATTCCATATGCATAACCTCCCTCAAGAAGATTCATATCTAAATCAAAGTAATTGCCAGATATGTCATAAGAAAGCTCAGAAGCCTTCTGACTGCCAGTTCGGTATGGAAGAGCCTCGTAGTCGTCTAATACTCTATACACCCTATAGGAGGCGCTCTGAATGGTCGTATTCTCTACTTCAGCGTTTGCTACAGTATAAATAGTTGGGCTCCAGTTCTTATGTCTAACAAACAAGTTCAGGCGTGCAGTCTCATCAGTCCTGTAGCTGTCTTTTAGATTCGTAATATTCATATAGTATTTCGGATTTGGTACATAACTTGATGCGCTAAAGTGTTGTGGTTCGAACGAGGACGTTACAAACTCTACCCCGGCGCCGGGGGTGTTATAGCCGGTTCCATCGTGCCAGACATCAAACACACGGGTAAGGGGAGCCCGGTTACCGGGTTCTTGCCCACTCGTCAGTGCAAATTGCGCAGAGTAGATTCCGGTTGCAACCCAAGCGCCTGTTATTACATATGGGTTGATTGCGCTCACATGAGTGTATGGCAGTGTTCTAGGGAGGCTGATTGCCGAACCACTGGGTGCAGTATTGGTCGCAGAGCCTGAGTAAAGACTAACGTAAATCGCGTTAACTCCTACCGATGGTATATTCTTCAGCCTTCCTCTGACATAGTTGTAAAGAAAGAGGGTGTTCTGATTATCATTAACCCCCGCTAAAGAGCTACTGTAAAATACTTCTCCTCTGTTATCTTTTCGCGATGAATTCCAGCGCGCTTCAATAGTTGGTCTCTTAAACCAATATTGTGATCCTCGCGCAAAGAAACGGCGCGTGTAATAAGAGGTAGTCGAGCCAGTGGGATTGAACAGGGCTGTGTATCCGGACGGTGTTCCAGAACTGTTGATGACATAATCCATTGAAGTATTGGCTTCATATGCGCCCGAAAGGTGGACGCCAACGCCGTAGTTGTTTAAAGTGCCAGCCATCCACAGTTCAACCAAGCCTGTGATATCTACTTCAATATCTTCTAATCCGGTCGTCATGTCTGCGGAATACCACTCAAAGGGGTAGGCTGCGTTGGAATCAGTAATATAATCACCACCGATCTTGGTCCACGCTGTGGTATTGCTAGCACTCATCCAGTTGGCGCCGACATTGCCCTTGGTAACGTCGGTATATCCAGCCATGTCAAGCCCAAAGCCTTCTTGCCAATCGCGAGAAAGAGGCTCGATAACCATTGAGTATGCGCCAGAGGGTGCCGTGCGTGAGGTGGGAGCCGAGTGCATTTTCAAATAAAAGCTAACACTGCCCGAGGCCGGGATTGTGCCGGCGGTTCTATCCGACGAGATTGTAGGAATAGGGAATTTTACCAGAGCGCGAGAAAGTTCAGCAGAACTAGTTGATTGCCTACCGTAGACTGAAAAGATTTCGACTATATCGGCTGCTCCCATATTAGAGCCTGTGCCGCGGGTTTCCATATCAGTCTTATATGCGTTAACGATTGTTGTATCAGCATTAGCTACGTATTTTTTTATAGCCATTATTGTACCTTCCCTTTGACATCAACTTCTGGATATTTCAATTCTAATATCGCATTTTTCGGGGTGACTAAATAACTTCCATCAGGGGAAAGGTTATTGTTGATATTAATCTGTGTTCCAGAGTAATTAGTTCCTTGCGGGTTTGTGATCGTAACTTTAGTAACATCGAGGACACCTTTTGCACCCTTGAGGGTTTGGTAAATGTCGCTGATGTATAGCGGTTCGCCAATATAAAATTTGGTTTTGTACTTCTTTTTGAGTGCTTGGGTTGCAGCATTTAATACGACAAACTTGTCAGCACCAAGCTGTGGTTTGATTATAAAGTTGATTCCGATATTAACAATGTAAGGATCTAAGATGTCGACGGTATCATTTATCATCCTGTAGTGGTTGAGCCACATCTTAAGATTGTTCTTGATTGTTGAGTTAGTCTCGGTCAAATATCCTCTGTTGTCCGATGAAATAATATACATATTCAAGTTTCTTTTCAGAGAGTCGGGATCTTTCTGTGTACTGCATCTGGCGATAGAGCCATATTTAGCCGGCATCCTGTAAGCTAGATTCTCGTAATCAGCCTGGGTAACAGCGCGGTTTTGTGTGGGAAAAGTGTCGTAGATTCGGCGCTTTACCTCTGTTGAGGTGGGGTATGACACTGCGCCAATGATAGGTTTGTCGTTGGTCACTTCTACAGAGTTCATGATTGTTGTCATAACTCCGGAGTTAAGAGAAAGTTCGTCAGCAAACTTAAGTCTGGCACTCGATACTTTGTTGAGTTGTGAGGCGCCGATGTTAGAATTCGATGGATTAGTTGTTCGGTATGTGATTGTTAATATTGTGTTGGAAGGAACGTAGCCTAGGCTATAGTTTTTTGATAAGCGTGTAGGATCAAACGTTGTACTGCTTACATAATCCTTGCCGAAAATATCCATCGCAACTGAGCTTGGGTCGGCGATAACGTCAGTTTCTCCTGACTTACCACTGCCGAACTGCAGGTATACTCCGTATCTGTTTCTCTCTACAGTGAACTTGCGCGAGACCAAATAGGGTTTTAAGATTGAAGGAACATTATCATTCTTAAAGTTCTTGTTTGCGATCTCTTTGAACACCATGTCTTGAGCCAAATAATCAACCTCATAGTATTCATTGCCCTCAGTGTCAGTTACCGAGATGATCTCAGAGATATTTCCTGCAGACAGTTGTAGTTTTAAAAATCTTTGGTAGTTGTTTACTTTTATCGACTGTTTTCCGAGCCTTCCCGATACGACTGTGCCCGGTGCTTTTATCGCATACCAAGTTGGAGCACCAGTATCTTTGTTCACTTGTGCAACGATCGTCGTGTTTGTGGGGAGCGAAAAGTCAACATTTTCTGTCAATATGTATGCCAGTCCGTTTCCTGACGTAAACGTCGTTCCTTTTGAGAGAATTGGAACATAAGCAGTATCTGGTCCAATACCTGTGCTAGATGCTGGGACCATTACGAATAGCGACACCTCTCCATAGGTTGATGGACGACCTTGTGCCTTGTATCCTAAGATGCGGCCATGACGAACAACATTATCATATTGATATGCCGTGTCGAGGAAACACTCATTTACATTGTAATCTAAATAAAATGATAGCTGATCTCCGACATATGCCACCGCATCAAGCATCATTGAACCAAACGAACCCTCAGAGAAATCTTGAAGAGTATCAGGGTAGAACCTTTCTACAATTCCCATCAAATCATTACGAATACTTTCATATTCACGGTGAGTGTAATCTATTGGTAAAATCTTTTTCTGTTCGTCCGCCATTTATTTGGGTAACTCCTTATGTTGATATATCAAGCTGAGAATTGTGGTTCAGTTTAGGGACACTATAGTGTATTCTCATCTGTAGTATTCCTCTGTCAATTTCCTGCTGATCAAAGGCTATATGTCTAATTTTTATATACGGCATATACCTGCGTACTTGTTGGTGTATTTTTGAGGAAATGTCGGATTCAATTCCGCTGTGTGAATTTTCAAATAGGTATCTCTTTAGTCCTACTCCATACTCTGGAATCATGATTCTTTCGCCCGGTTCTGTCAGAATTAGCATTTTAAGATTTTGGTGCGCTGTTGACGCAAGGGTTCTCAACATTTGATATCCCCCGTCCGAATCATACATTAATGGTAATTTTACTGCTATTGATGACATAACTTGCTCTTTTTATAAATAGAATTATAATTATTTCTTTTCACACATTTTCCCATTAGCATCAAACGGATTGGAACGAAGTTTCACCTTTTTCCACCAAGGAAGCATTTGAGCACCCATAGGAAAGGATAACTTAGAACGAAGGTTCTTCGTCCAAGACCAACCAAAATCAAACCCAAGGTCAAAGCTGAAATCGAATTTTCGGGAAGAATAATAGTATGTTTTAAACGTTCTTTTAATTCTAGCTTTGGAATTCCGGAGCAAGATTTTATCCCACTTGCGCCATTCAACCGAGAGCCATTCGCCAGCCTTGAGGCTTCGGGGGTCCCAACCTTCTTGTCCTTCTTTAAGAATTGGATTACCATTTTCATCTATGTCTACATAATGGCCGGGTTTGAGTTCCATATTGCTGTTTCCAGCAGTGGCATCACCTAATGTCACCATTTTCTCGCCTATGGCATTTAAAAATGCCACATCGTTATATACGGCGATAGTGGATGCCATCTTCGGCACTCCGTAGATATATTGATATAGGAGCTTGAACTCTTCCTCAGATTTCAGCTGTCGGAGAAGGCACAGAAGAAGCTTAGTATCGCCGTCTAAAGATTGCGCGTTCTCAATTGTGGTGTCTAACATATCAACTTCGGTGGCAGCTACCGGATATTTCTTGCCCGACATAAATACTGAAAACTGGAGTCCGTGGCGAACACCAAGTTCCCCCTGCAGTCCCACAACTTCTCCGCTATCATCAGTTACCAAATCTAGCGTGCCAGGATAAACATCAGAGACGTTTAACGTACTAACGTTTGTCTTTATAATTTCCATGGCGGCGCGCGTCGAATACTTTTCTCCGTTAATGCTGGTATACTTTTCTATTACAAACGGTTTGGTGCCGGTGGCAGTGAAATCATAATCTTGTATATCCCCTATCTCTACAACCATTCTGTCAGCCATAGGCTTTAAGACTTTGTTTGTTTCCGAGGAGGGATATTCTCCTTCCACATAAATTATTTTATTGTCAGCATCAGTTTCAACGTGATAATAACCTTGATAATCTTCTGCATTTTCTGTTACAAACTCGCCACCATTAGTGTAGTGCCCATCACCCTCTGTTGGGAAGGAGGGCATTTGTTCCACAATTTCTTTTTGATCTACATTAAGATCTATGCCGCCATCAGCAAACTGCTCAATCATATAGAGTGCCAAGTCGTTTATCTCTGGCTCAACCCCAATGATATCAAAGTTATTCACCAAGCTCTCGCCAATTATATTTAACTGCTCTTTTACCATCTCGGCAAGAATAATCTTGGCATCCTCTTCTGTGTCGCGGATAGCCTCAAAGTTTTTCTCTTCGCGATAGCTGCTTAGGGTAGTTGTCCAACCTGTTTCGCCATCAGGGGCGTTGTCTAAATCTTTTTGTGTGGGGTATTTGTAATTCGCTTGGTAATCGTTAATCCTCTCAAAGGCAGCTAGTACCGCCGGCGCAGGTTCTGTAGTTTCGTCGCTATCGATCCTTCTGGAATATGCTTGCACACTTTGTTCCAAGAAGGCAAACCAGAATTCTTCATCTTTAAATAAAGTAAAGAACTCCCAAAAAGCAGTCTGTGCATCTTTTAATGAATATTCCATATCTTCAACAACATAAGCAGCGAAAATATTGCTATAGTTCTGATCAAAGTCTGGCTTAATAGTTGCAAACGTTGCTAGGGTCTTTATAAAGTGAGTAGTCGCATAGATCCTGATTGTCGCAGTTATAAGTGCTTCCATACCAGAAATTGCTGGGCGTTCCATTATTCGATTATATGGAAGCTCAAGCGCACAATCTGTGTTTCCTCTCAGCCTCTCATCTTCTGGGATGTAGGGGTATGTCTTCGACATGTTTTCTTGGATATCAACAAAGTCCACCAACTCCTGCTTGGATGGTTTACATGAACTAGGTTCCGGAAATAATACATCGAGGAACCCAAGCCAGCCTTTATTTTGTACCGGCGCGATATAGATGGGAGGGCTCATATAAGAGCCACCAAATTTAGCAGGAGGAAGGTAATAAACCCGGTTTGGTCCCGGTCTTCCGTTGTATTTCATTTGCCACTGATACCCACTTATTCCCAATACTCCGTCTTCTTCCTTATAGTCAGAATCGTAATAAGATTTAGGTGAGCCAGTCGACTCATCGAGAACATATTCCAAATCAGCGGAAGTTATATTATCCCACTCAGCACCATATTTCCATGCGCTGTTTTTGTCATCAGAAACCGTTTGCAATAACGAGTTATACATCTCTGAAGTGCTCTTATCATAAAATGATTTTACGTCATCGATTGAAATCTCTTGCCCATTTTTCTCCATCATTTCATGCAGCAAAACTACCTGTGGTGCGTAAGCACTTTCGTGTGTGAAAGCTCCTACTAGTTTGGGGTATTTAAGCAAGCTAACGCCCTTAAAAGAGTCGTCGGATGCAGCAAACTCAAACGCGACTGTTTCACTAACGGCGCTTTCATCCGTGATCATGTTTGGAGGGAGTGTATCACCAGCTTCTGTTTCGCTACCTCCAGATTCACTATACTGAGCGTTTGCTGCAGCGGACTCATCGGTAACTTTGTTATATTCTACTAGTTTAATTCTTGTGATATCTCCGGGTCTGTTTCTTGGCCCGGACAACCCCGATTCAAAAACTCGACCAAACGGACCAAGACGGGCTCGGGCAGATACTTGAACATCTGAATCAGTCATTTCGGCTGTATATACCTCTAAGTCAAATGCGAAGTTCCATCGATTTTCTGGGGAAGCTGCCCAATCAACAGAGGAATCTTGGTCCATAAGGGAGCCGTATCCTTCCAAGTGATTATAATATTTCAGAACCACGTCCGGGCTCTTCTTTCTTGCACTCTTTATTAACTTAATATCTTCATTCGACCAATCAACCTCTATGTCGATGTCATAACCAAAGTCTGGCAGTTCTGTGAGATTTATGTCTGTGTCGAACCAGTTGCGGCCTTGTCCAATATTCAGCGAATCAAATGATCTCGTAAAAGTTGTTTCCGGTGCGATTTCGTTATTAGAGTTGTAGACAACCGCAGAACCAGCCATCTGTTCTTGAAGACGTTCGGCTACCTTAACTGGGTATCCGCCTTTTTGATCGCTAGCGTCATCATAGGTATTCCAAAACCAACCCGGGGATTCTACATAATAATCAACGTATTGTTTTCTTCCGATGTCCCACTTCTTCTTCCTATTGTGGGTACTTAAAGGGTTCCCCAGAGTATCAGAGAGAACCATATTTAGCAATCCCCAATCTGATTCAAAGAAGGGACCCGAACCCAACATATCTTGTGTGAAGTCTGTCTTTATCTGTTTAAGATGAGTATCGAGGACCGCAGTAGACACCGCTACTGCTTCTTTAGGCTCGAATGGGAGCAACCCATCTTCGCAACCGGGAGAACCCATAAGTGGTATATCTGAAAAAGGTCCCGATTGTAGAGCTTGTGCAAGAGGACCTAGTTCGTCCTCTACTTCACACATGTGTGAGATCTGAACTTGACTGGCTCTGCCGTTGAGAATCGCGGTTCGACGATTACAAAAATCTTCAAATTGCTCAGGAGTTGCGCATGCGCAAGGGTTTGCGGGAACCTGATCATCCTCTGGTAATGTGTTCAGATGATCTCTTAGCTGTTTGCGCGCAGACATGGGCATCAAACTTCCAACATTTTTAAAGAAAGCAGCTATCGATTGCTTGTTGTTAAAGGCCGGGTCATACTCGGGATATTCATATTTGACTAAGTTTAACACAATTTCTAAAAGGGTGTCCGACGGGTTGCCCAACGTAGCCTCGCTCAACTCTGTGCGGGTGGTCGACATCGACAGGTCGTGGCTAAAGTTCAAGGCTTGCTGCTCATCCGCTAATGCTACTGCGCCGGGACCCAAGGCGCCGAGAACGTCAATCACTGCCTGATCCGAACTTGAAACTTCATCACTATGGGCACCCCCATCACCACCGCAAATTGTTTCTTGAAGAAGGTCTCCAAAAGTAGCTTCGGTGAATGCAGCTTGCGCAACGTCTGTTGCTATCTCAACAGTTTTACATGCAGCGCTGCTCAAAGTCTTGCAAGCTCTAAGGAGAACGTTCTGAATCATTCTCAGAATTGCTTCGTTAATCGCCTCAATGGCTGCAGCTTGCAATGCAGCGAGTAGATCGTGGCGTTTTGGCAACCATCCAAATGGATTCTTTAGTTTTGGTAGGGTTATCCCGTCGATGCTTAAACACGAGGGAAGGTCTTCTTCTTTGATTATTTCAAGTCCGCCTTCTGCGCCCAAGAAAGGCGGAACGGGGCAATCTAGTGTTGCTATAACTTTCGCGATAATATCGGCGCCCGGGAACTTGTTTAGGTAGTCGATTAGTGCCAGATAATTATCCTGATATACTTCTATTATGGCGTGTACATATGCTCCTACAACCGATTTATTACCAAAGCCTCCGGAGAGTTGTCCGGATAGAGAGAACTTTTGTGCTAATGTTCGAACTTGTCGCTGGCTTTGCCCTCTTCCAGAGGCTTCAGCTGATAGATTTTCGGTAGCTACAGCGAGGCTTACATCATCAGTGGCAAGGACGGGGGTTTGAAAAGTATCCTCTTCTCCAAACTCTTCAGGCTGGCTTGAATCAGTAATATATGCGTCTTCTTTGCCGGCCATGACATCGCTAAACTGTTGAGAGGCACCATTATCAGAAAATAGATCGCCTGATGCTAGTCTTTTTCTTACAAGCTGTTCAATTTGAGCTTGTTTGTCCGGGGGCAGCAGAATGAACAACGACGATAGGTCTGTGGGGTCCATTGCTTCTAAGGCGGCTAGTGTGACTTTTGACAGTGCCTGCTCTAACGTCATCCCCTTAAAGAGGCATTGAATTGCAGACATCAGCATCGAAGATAGACCGCATGCTTTTATCCTGTCGAGCTTGTTGTACATATCGTCAAGCGTGTCGGCAGATGTACCCTCTGGTTTGTTACTGTCTCGGGAGGAGAAAATGGCGCATATGCTGCCATCGCCGTTTTTCTCTAGAGACCCATAGGCACGTGCTTGAGCGACTGCGAATAGATTTTCTCTAAACTCTTCAGTATCTGGGTTGTTTGGATCAGCATACTCAAATAATCCAAGTTTTTGTAGCTCTTCGTCTAATTTCTCCGAGTCTTTGTAACATAGGTTTCGATGAAACTTATACATTATTGCATCAGCAATTCCGAAAGTCTCGTCAAGAAGATCTTGTCCTAGTTCTTTTCCTTCGGATATTAATGCGTCTTTGACACAGCTTGTGATGGTTTGTGATGTTTCATATCTAGACTCTACTTGTCCCGGGAGAGTGCTTGTTGATTCTATTGGGGAATATACTACTGGGTATGTGTATTCTAAGATGAAGTCTAACCAGTACTTTGGAACTCTTGCTTTAAGATCTTGTTCCATTTTATCCATATTCATGAAATAACCCATAGCAGTCGGATCTTTAAAAGATGATTTGCTATTTAGGGAACGCAATCGAGTGCCTTCAAAAACTCTAGCATTGTCACCGCAGCCGGCTGTGAAAACCTCAAGTTTAGTCAACTTGTTTTCACCATCAAATACGAATGATAACTTCTCAACCACATTTTGAAAGCCAGGCCAGCCGATGCCCGGTATCTTAAAATCTTTCGTATTAAGGAAGGACTCTAATTGAGGCAGGATATCTGCCATAAGAGAATCGCCGAAGCCCGAATCTCCATAGCTGCCCAATTCAAATAATCTATTTGAATCGACAAAGAATAGGTTTCCGTTTTCAACAAACCTATAAATCTTAAGATAATTGTTATATAACCATAGGGACTTTCTGACGGTCATTACTTTATTATATATTTCTGTGGTATTATATGTTACTGAGCCACCACCGGTGTTTTCTGTTTCTTCCTCTTCCTCGTCATCAGATGTATCTGTTCTCGCGGCAATCGAATCTAAAACGATCGTTGGAATTGAATATTGTAGTTTGAGTCTTGAGCCGGGATAAGGGGCTAGATCAAAGTTAGATGCATATAATCCTTTGCTAGCAAAATCTCGTGTTTCCGCAGAGTTCTCTTTCTCGTAAACTGCCAGTAATGATTTAATCGCATCTGTTGCGTATAGCTCATAAGTTGCAGTGAGGGCGTCAGTATGCTCTTGATCAGAAGATCCTTCTGGGGCACCCGTAGTTGTAAGGGAAGTCTTTACCGTAATCTGGTATGTGCAGTTTTGTCCGTTTAAGAAAGGTTCATCTATTGTGAGATCTTTCCAATTAGGGATGCTTGCTGATGGATCTGGCTTGCAAACCGAACAGGACTCTTGGACATCTACTATAACATCTTCGCAAACGTCAATTAACCCATCGTTGTCTCTATCTTGCCATTTAATAAACTTTGATTCAGACATGACTCTCCTATGTCGCGTTAACGTTGGGACTGCAAATATATTTGTACCCTGCGCGAGATAAATAGTTTGTTTCCCAAACTATTGCATTAGCCTTAGTATGATATAAACTGTTTATAACACTTGTTAATTGCTGTGTTGTCACAGGGGCTGCTGCTGCGGCGACCCATGGACGCCAAGGGTCGACTCCAATAACTCCGTTGAACCCTGTCTGAATCAGACTCAAGTTAAACACGGCGCTCCAGAGTTCTCCCACGATCCCAATCAACTCCTTCAATCCATGTTCTAGATTCTTTCCTCTTATAACGGGTTGTAGTGCTGGAATCTCTTGTGTTCCGATCCCTAGTGGACCTTTAACTGTTTGGATGCCGGTATAGTTGCCAGCGATTAAATCAATCGGAGGGGCTGGGAGTATTGATTCTCCTGTTGATAAGGTCTCGCCAGTGTTACCAAAGCCAGCAACGCGAGGGGCTTTACCTGTGATTATTTTTACTCCGCCGCGTCCAATAATGCGCGTGTTATCAGCTTTCAAGACTATAGCAGAGCAGCCTGTGGGGGACATATGCCCGATGCTCCCTAGAGCTAAATCAAAATTCCTATCTGCGCGGGTGTTCTCGCTAACATATATTCTCGCTGCGTCTGCGAAGAAGTTATTGTGCACTAATGTTCCGGTGGCGCCATCCGGAGATGAGGCACCTCTACCAACCACAATGTCAATCGTGGGTGATTCTAAGAATGCCCCCTGTCCGGACGCAAGATTTCCCGAACGATCTCTACCAAATACAATTTGTGAGTTTCCTTGTCCAACAATTTTCTCCGCTTTCGAAGGAATGAAAATTGGACCTGCGGGATTAACATCTGAATGAAAGAAGGGGCTGTTAGAAGGGGTGCTTGTTGGTTTATTGTTTTCGAGTTTTCTAAGCCATGCTTCGGCGTCAATTGACATATTTTAATTCTCCTAGGTATTCTGAATTGCTGCAGCCATGAGGCGTCTTGCCTCTTCTAGTTTTGCAATTGTTTGTTCCGGAGTATGAAATGATCTATTTCCTCCCACTGAACAATACTTACTTTGTCCGCGCTCGCACCGAGCGCCGTTATATGATTCGGCCCACTGAAGAGGTACTGAAGCCCAGATTTTTGCTAAATCTTGTGCAGCATGTTCAACATGCTCGTAAGTCCCCATCAAATAACTTCCCAATGAGGGGTGATTTTTTAGAAGCAGAGCAGCGGCAAGTTTATCTTGATTGGTAGTGCTGTATAATTCATACATGGGAATGTCAACCCACCCAAGAATCATAGACAGTGTGTCTGGTATTATCTGGTATTGTCCGACTGCTAGAAAGCCTTGTTTGTTTTGAACGGTATTTGGGGATCCCGGCACATTCGCGTTGGAAACAAGCGAGGCGAATGCGCCGTTTCTTTGGATCCCCTGGATAAATAGGAGCGGGAGTGCGGTGAGAGCCATGGACTGGCGAAGAGTAGAATAGCGGGCGCCACCCGGGTTGTGGGTGGGGCTGTCAACGACGATTTCGTTAAAAGTTTGGACTGCTGCGGCGTCGGTATAATCGCTCCAAACCCCGGGGGAGTCGCCGGCTTGTCCGCGGTTGACAGAGGTATATCCCCCTTCGCCGGAAGCGATAAAAGCCAGCAAATTGCGTAAAGGCGCGACTTGCCACGTGAGTGACTCCCAAGTTATGAAGCGCGGGGTAGAAGTTGCGGGTGGGGTTGCTGGTGGGGCGCCGCCGGGAGAGTTTCGAAAAAGAGTCTCCATACTCATGCACTGTGGGCGTACGTTTTCTTCTGCGCCATGGCGGTAAGAGTCTAGTACTTTTATAAAATTACCATATTGCAGATCATATCCGTTCTGGCCCGGTCTTAGCCGAACTTCCACGATATCTCCTGTTTTGGGACGCTTGGCAGCATCAGTAGAATACCCCACTTGTGATATAAACGTTGTATGTGAATCAATAATGCTTGTATTGAGAAATGAAGATTGTGTCTCATACTGTGGATCACAAGGATCGGGAAGGAACGCATGTGGTGATGGGTTACCAACTATTCTAGCTTTAAACGCAAAGCGCGTGTTAACTCCCCATGTTGGTCCCGTATCACCGTCTGCGGGTGGGGGGTACCCGGGGGTACCGGCAGCACTCACAGACAAAGGGTATGCGTCTGCCAGAACAATCGCTTCAAAAACTGTCTTGTTTCCAAATACGTTGTATTCTGCAGCCTTGCGGATTGAGTTATTAAACCAGTCTAAAGCCTCAGATGGCGAAGTTACAGTAGTCCAGTCATATACATTAGTTGACATCTGTGGGGCTATCCTGAATCAAATCGAATATACTATCTTTGTCCTCATCGCTTAAGGACATTTTACTAGCCTGTCCTTTCTGTCGGATACCTATAATCTTTACCAACTGCTCGTTTGAACGCTGCATTGTTTCTACATGTTTCGCGGCGACAGGGCTTAGATACTTGTTCTGTTCTGGGTCCTTCGCAATGTGGTTCGCTATCTCGTTAAGAAACTCTTTGGCGCTTTGGCGATCGGAGCGTATGTTATCAAGTGCTTCATCAATCAGCGTATCTAAATCTTTCTTACTCATAATTATATTTTCCCTCCAATACTTTAAATAGAAATATAACCAATTTTACAGGTTACCGTGGTTCCAATCATCTTTAAAATTATGATATCGTTTCCTGAATTTCTTAAGCGAATTGACAATTTGTTTTGTATTCAGCCCGGTTATCTCTCGCAAATATAAATAAATAGCCTTTTTATTAAAGATATCGATGTCCTCTTTCGACTCAAAAAGGATGTTGATAGCTTTATAAACTTTAAGATCGTTTTCTTTCATAAGATTTACATCCCATGATTGCATTTCACAATGGAACGATGTCCAAAATTCTCTCTCTACGCGCTTTGAAAGATATGATTCATTGGTTGATAAGAATTGCTCTTCATAGTGTTTTGGGATAGAACTATAATTTATTTCTCTTCTTTGTCTTTTTTGCTGTTGTTTTACTTTGTGGATAAACCAATTTTTTGTAATCACAGAAAAATATGAAAAAGCTTTTGTGCCTTTCGAAGAGTCATATTTATCTAATATTGTTATAAGCCAAATCTTGCACTCTTCTCTTAAACTGTCGATATTGGGCAAGTTAGTAAACTTATAAGTAAAGACTATTTTATCAACCATCTCGTCAAAAGCTGGTTGTATAAAGTTTATGTACAGTTCTGTTTTACGGCGCGCTGAATCTGTTTGGACATATTCGATAATCGCGTCTTCGTGCACAGATGTAAAATAGTAGTTTTTACGGGACTTTTTGCTCTTACTCGGTTTCCGCGTACGTCTGGTCTTCTGATTCGTCGGTGTAGTCGTCATCTGTTTCTTGGTCTTCTTCCGTAAGGTTTATAATAAATTCAAATGTTTTCATCTGTTCGTCGAAGGAAATTGCGTGATCTAATAATCTCTTAAGAGTATCGTCGCCATAAAAGGTCTCTAACTCATATACGGATTTAAGATGAGATGAGAAACCCTTAGCCATAATCTGCAGATCATCCAACTCTTCTGATACAGACAGAAGATTGATGATTAAAAGACGTGTATAGAGCCCAATGCCTATATTAATTAATACAGATAAAGTCAGTATTACTGATAGTGTTATTTCAAGACGGCTCATGTGATTTCTTCTTTAGTTCTTCTTGTTGTTTCTTTAATATATCTCGGTTTGCTTCGATATATTCGTGAGTCAGGGTACCAACATTGGGATCCTGCTCTTCTCCCAAACATCGCGACTTAACAAATGGTGTGGTAAGCATTTTATCTAGAGCACCCACTTTAGCACACTTAGTACACTCAGTGGGGGCTTCTTCTATCTTATGAAAGATAATTTGCTCTTGTTCACATTCCCGACATTTATATCGGTAGCGAGGCATTATTTAACAAGCCCTTCAAGAGTTTCGTTAGTGATCGCCTCATTGTTCGTTACGCGAACGGTTGGTGGATTTTCAACAACAAGTCCTTCATTGGTATCTGTTAATTCAAATCCGCGGAGGATAGGCACAATATCTAACTCATTGAGAAGCGATTCTTGTAATGCCATCATGATAGCCCCTAGGGCTTGGTTAGATAGCTGCAGTTTTTTGGTTTCCATAATAATTAATCTCCTTTGATTACTCTGTAGGAATCAGAGTCAAAATGTTGTGTTGAAAACTCGAATAGCTCCGAGTCCTCCAGCGCTACCATTTGGTGGCGCAGCCCTCGATAAACATGAAAGTTATCGCCGGGGTTTAAGATGAGTTGGCTGGCGTTTTCAAGTTCATCGCTGTCAGAAAAATAAATCATCATTTTTCCGGACTGTAGATAAAAAACCTCATCTTTTAGCTTGTGGTAGTGCCATGAACAGCGCTTGGACTTGTTGAAAAACAATAGTTTGCCGCAATATTCTTCGGTGTTTACGATCCAACGTTCCCAGCCCCAGCCTTTATCGACGTGGAACATTGATAATTCATGTGTGGGTTTACTCATTTAGCCTCTGCTCCTAAATTATCAAAAAAATCCGTATCTCTAACACCTTTATCGTCGATATAAATATCGCCGGCGGGTTTGCCTAAAAATAAATCGTGATATCTCACACCCCAACTCTTAAGCTGTTCTTGGGTCATAATATAAAATGCTGCGTTGGCGTACGCAGCAGAGTTTCTACTTCTTCCCATACCTCTGGCTGTTTGAAAAATTATAACGTGCCCAGAGTCGAATAATCTATTAATATAATCTATCCTTTCTTGTATTGGTTCTGAACTCTCGTAGTCATAGTCAGCTGCTTTCGTACAAATTGTTCCATCGATATCAAATACATATGTCATCCCTTGTTCTCCAAAATGTTTGTGGTTGAATAATCACCAATCCTATCAAAAAACTTTACAGTTGAAAACTCTTGTCCCACAACTGTTTTTCCTTTCCAATCAGAACCTATAACCATTATATCCGGTTTCAACACTTTTATCAAGTTTTTTAATTCATTTGATGAATTAAAAAGTATTACCTCGTCAACATATCTTATTGATTCAAGCGCAAACTTTCGATCATTCTGATGGTTGTAAGGTCTGTTCTGTCCCTTATCCTTCTTAACTTTCTCATCAGTGTCTATGCCCACAATTAAATAGTCTCCTAAAGACTTCGCATACTTAAGCATCTCAAAGTGTCCGCGGTGGAGCACGTCAAAACAGCCGTTCGTCCATATGGTGGTTTTGTTTTGCATTATACTATGGTTACGCCCTTTTTTTGCACAACAGCAGTAGCACACTCATTCGCATATTTAATCGCGGTGTCAATCTCACCAGTTTCTACATATTTTACAACAAGCCCGGAAATAAATGTATCGCCGGCACCAGAAGTATCTTTTATCTCTACTTTGGGCACCTTATAAAGCTCGTCTTTATATTTGGCGCCGTTTGGACCAAGAGTAATAATCATCTTATCAATCATATCCTCTTCCAAACGATGTCGAGTGCGCTCATATTCAAATTCATTTATCTTAATAAACATAATATTGCGACACCAGTTTCCTAAAATCTTTTTTGTATCAAGAAATGTTATTGGATGCTGCGTTGCAATATATTCAATGTCATCCTCGGACAAATATCCTTTATTATAGTCCGAGATTATAACTGCGTCATATTTTTCAAACTCGATCTTTGTTATATCACTCTTTTCATAATCGGCGTCATTTTGATCTACACGCAAAACTATATAATTTGTACGGAAATCGACTAGTCTTGTTTTTAAGATCTCTGTCCAATTCTCGTTCGTAATCAGATCAACAGGGTACTCGCATAAAGAGGACACATTGTTGTAAACGTTCATCGCCATTCCACCATTAATCGTTTGGTGTCGATTACTTTGGAAGACCGGCACGGGCGCTTCAGGACAGAGCCTGACACAATCGCCGTACTGATAAACATCTTTGCAACTTTCTCCTATTACGAGAATCCTCATTCGACTTCGCCTTTGACTACGTTGCAGATAAAGTCAATCTCGTCTGCTGTCAACTCGGGATAGTTTGGGATGAAAAAGCCTTGAGAGTGAATCTTATCGCTGTGCTCATCAACAAACTCTTCGTATTTGGCTGTCCAGAAAGGATGCCGGCCAAGATTACCAGCGCTATATATCCTAGTTTCGACGCCGTTTGCGACAAGTCTTTCGACTATTTCTCGGCGATGTTCGGTGCTGCTAGCCAAGGCTCCAAATGAAATCGACACAGGAGTATTGTCTCCCCACTTCTGAAACTCTACATATCCTTCGAGCTTTTCAGCATATAAACAGTGGTTCTCATATCGCCTTTTTGCAGCCCAGTCAGCCTTTTTAATCTGGCGAATGCCCAAGAATGCCTGCAGGTCTGTCGATCTTAGGTTGTATCCCGGGATAAAAAATGTAAACGGGCTATGAAAATCATCAACGCCGTGCTCAGACATCAGTTCGTCATATGAATCTTTCGGCAAATCCTTAGCCCAGCCGTGAGAGCGAAGCATTAGTAGCATTTCATATAGTTCTGGGTCGTTTACGTTAACCATTCCGCCCTCGATAGTTGACAACTGGTGCCCAAAGTAGAACGAGAATGAAGACATGTCTCCGACTGTCCCAACCATGCTTCCGTCGGCGTAGGAGGCTCCTAGAGCCGCGCAAGCATCTTCAAGGAGTATGAACCCGTATTTCTCCTTTAACGCCAGCAGACGCTCTTTGTAGTGCGGTACGCCCAATACTTGGACAAAGATAACAGCGTCAGGTCGGTCGCGTTCGCAAACTGCCTCCAGCTGGTCTAAATCCATGCCGTATGTTTCTGGGTCAGAGCCGACCATGATTGGTTCTAGTCCAAGCTGCATTGCTGGAGAGATAGTGGTAACCCAACCTACGGATGGTACTGCGATCTTCTTGTTTGGGATGCGTCCGGCTTGGACTGCAGCAGCGACCATTAAGAGGTTTGCTGAGGATCCTGAGTTATTAAAAACTGAGTATCTGGTTCCGATGTACTTTGCCCAGTCTTCTTCGACTTGCCAAGTCAACGCACCCTTTGTCAGGCGCGGATAGCTCTTGAGCCAGTCGCATAATGCATTGACATCTTCGTCGTTAATAGTTTCTTTTGCTAAGGGATATTTAATTGTCTCTTGTCTGGATTTTTTATAGTTTTGATATTTCATATACAACTCCTTTTAAATGATGTTCCATTTTGATCTCTTTCAGATAAAATGGGATTATGGATTGACCACTCGAAAGCTAAATCCGGATCGTTCCACAATATGGTTACTTGGTCTTGGGGACCTTCATAAGGTCGTGTCCATTTATAATGAAACGTACATCTATCGCTTAAACATAGATGTCCGTTTATGCAGCCCGGGGGTATATAAACGGATGTGGGATTTTCATCGCTTAATGTAATCATATAAGTATTTGTGTAGGTAGGCGATTCGGGCCTCATGTCTGCGATCGCTAATTGAAAGCTTCCCCCAATACATGTAATAAGCTTCCCGGTGCGCGCGTCTCCGTGGAGCCCCCTTAAAACATTTTTATAAGAAATAGTTATTTTATCTTCTACAAATTCCGGAAGAAAGCTGTTTTCGCCATATAGCGTCCAAATCTTTCCCCTTACATCATCAAATGTGTCCAGAGAAATTATCACCGCTCCTTCAATCTCTGAGCTATATTTTATATTATCAACATAATACATTATTTTATACCACGAATATTGGGATAATTTTGAGTAAACCATTCAATTGTTTCTTTTAAAGAAACATCTAAGTTTGTAAATTTGAAATCTGGAAGGAGTGTTCTAAGTCTAGATATGTTAGATTTCTTTCTCAATTGTCCATCGGGCTTGTTTTTATCGAACATTATCTCGCCATCAAACCCAGAAAGGTCCGCTATTTTTTCTGCTAATTCTTTAATAGAAAGTTCATCGTCACTCCCCACTAATAATCTATTTGGCAGCAACTGTTCCATCTCTAATATGCGTATTAAAATCTCAGCTATATCTAAAGAATATATCAACTCTCTTTTTGCATTACCATTTCCCCATATTTTAAACGGGTCATCGTCTTTTTTTGCCAATTGGCACTTATAAATTAATGAAGGAGTCACGTGACCTTCCTCTAAATTAAAATTATCATGTTTACCAAATATATTTCCCGGTATTACTGAGCAAAAATCGACGTCGTGTTGTCTTTTAGCTGCCTTAATATGAATGTCCACCATTCTTTTAGCGTAAGCATAAGCAAAGTGAATATGAAAAGGCTCTCCTTTTTGTATATCGTCTTCTACAAATGTCTCTTGTTCTCGTGAAAAAACACAAGTAGAAGAAAACGCTATCAATTTCTTTACATCTGAGAGGCACGCATAGTGAATAACATTAGAGTTCATTAAAATATTATTATAGAAATAATCCTCTTGATGGGATAGATTACCGCCGATACCCCCTACCTGTCCGGCAGCGTGTATAACCCAATCTGGGTTAACACGGTCGAATAATCGCGCGACCTCATCGGGCTTTATCAAATTAGTATCTTCTCTAGTACTAAAGAAAAATTCGTGTTGGGAGTATTTGACAGCTATTTCGCGAATAGCATAGCCAATTAAACCATTTGCTCCCGTAACTAAAATTTTCATTTTTTCACCTTATCTTTATTAAGTAAATATTGTCCTTTATCTATAGTTCCAAAACGTCTTGGCCAAACTGAATGGTTGTTTCTCCAATTGTCATAATCGATACATATTGGTTTTAACTTCGCGACCTGTGGTGCCGCATAATCATATTGAAAAAGCGGTTTATCGTTGTAGACGAAAGCAGCAATAATAGGGCTATTTTGTGCGTTTCTATGAGGATCCCACACACATCTCATTATAACTGTTGGTGAATAATAGACCACAGAACCGTTGCGTTGTGCACGGAAACCAAGATCATGAACATTCATATTCATGTGTTCGTATCTACAATCTAAACCACCAAGTTGCCTATAATAGTTTGTATTAAGCAACATAACACACGGAATCTTCCAGTGTGACTCGACACCCGGGTGGTTTGTATCGGGATGATATGAAACATTATAATATTCTAGAGGAAATTCTGTTTGGCGGCCTTCTTCAGTGTCGCTTTCTGTATATCTCATAGTAACAATATCAATAGATTCTTTTTCTTTTATGAGATCGAGCGCTAAATCAATTGAGTCTTCTTCAATTTCCCCATCATCAGTTAGCCATGTTAAATAGGTCCCCTCAGCAATATACCCCGCTAATTGAAAACACCTAGATGGGGTTCCATAATCTCTTATAAATTTTACATTTATAATATCATCAAAATAAGAAGGCAAGCCGCGGGGCCCACAGAAAATAATTTCAAATGTATGGTTTTTAACTGCTAATTTGGTTCTCTCATAAAGAGATTCCCAATTTTCCGGTTGAATTCCCGGGACAATAATTGATAAGTCACATGTACTTTGATTGATCATCTTTTGATCGCCTCCACATTTAAACTCATTAGCATCCCATTGACCTTATCCATATGTGGCAAGTGAGCTTGACTACCATCATCAATAAAGAAATGTTCTGTTTCCTTATAAGAATAGATTCGAATGTCTTCTTCTGCAAATCCTACTTCTACCAGAAGTCTTTTTAATAACTTAAAATCAAAAGTAATGTAATGAATATCATATTCATTTCTTTGTCCTCCATGCAAAAGTCCGTGTAATTTTTCTAAGTCTGCAGTGAGTAAATAATATTTTATTACTTTTTCAAAGTCAGGTACAGATAATCTTAAAACACCATTTGTCCGAAGAAGCGCTTTCCATCGTGATAAAACACTTTTGACTTCCTTCCTTTTGATATGCTCAAGTAAATGAGAAGCATAAATTAAGTCTACAGACGAATCTTCGATACTTTCCAGAGTAAAAACATTATCTATAACATCTGGAAAAACTTCTTGTCTTGCGTCAATATTAATCCAGCCGTGAAATTTACGGCTAGAACAACCTAAATTAAGTTTGACCCCTTGTGTCTGTTTTATGGGATCAGCCATATTAGTGTTCGTTCCTATTTTCTTATCGCTCATTTAAATCTCCTTCCCCAGACTGCTGGGGCTGTTTTCCAATTATCTATTTTTAGTCTTGGGTTTACGTTTGTAGTCCAATTTGGATCTCTGAACTTACGTTGTAGTAGTGGTTCATCATGTTGATGCTGGCACTCGAATATCGGCTTGTGATCCCCGGTTCCTCCGGGCATATGATCGCAAGTAAAGAGGGGAATCTGTGCCATTTTTACATTGGCACCAAGGTATTGGGCTCGGATAGCCATATCTGCATGTGATGCCCATGTTCCCTCGTAAGAGCAGTCCCAGCCTCCTAGAGTATGGAAGAACTCGGCTGAAAGAAAGGCGATATTAAAAAGCCACCAATCGTCTGGAAGATGTGGCGAACCTGCAGGTGTGCCGTTAACTCTAAAGTAGCTATCGGGCTGGAGCGTCTCTCGCTCTGTAGAACCTTCTTGTCCTTCATAATACTTCGCCACAAGGACATTTTTGTTGTCAGTTCCCATGGCGCGATATTCGTCTAGGCACTTGTCTAAGCTGTTTTCAAATAGAATGCAGTCGTCAGCAAACCATGTATAGACTTCTCCCTCGCACAAAGAAGCTGCAATGTTCGAGGCTCGGACGGGAGATCCAAAATCCTTAACGTATTTTACATTCTTAAGTTCGGAGAGTTTCTCTGGTAGTGGATATGGACCAACTATGATTAGCTCGAATGTGCGTTCTGTCGATGTGAGTATTGAATCGTACAGTTTCTCTAAGCGATCCGGGCGGATGCTGGGGAGTATTATTGATAACTCTGGTCTCATTTGTTCCTCATATATTCTATAACTTCTCTAACCGATTCTTCGAGACCGATCTCTGCTTGAAACCCTAACAAAGCTAGTGCTTTAGATGTATTAGGTATGCGTTTTTGAACATCGTATTCGTAGGCTTCGTCAGATACTGTGCTAAACTCTTTTCCGGGATTGAGAATATTCCATACTACCTTTGATAACTCTTTTACTGACGTAGCTACTGGGGTTGATATATTAAAGTCCTCGTTCAGGGCGCAGTCGCTTTCGAGAGCCATTCGGATGCCGCGGGCGATATCTTTGCCATTGGTATAGCATCTGACTTGTTCGCCAGTGCCGAGGATATGCAAGGGGTCTTGCCCTTTCAAAATCTTATTAATAATATCCGGAAGTACATGACTCATCATGAGCTTAATGTTTCCTGATTTTACTTCATGCTCTCCAATCGCATCCTCTTCTCCGACTCCTACGCAGTTAAACGGTCGGATAATCGTATACGGTACGCCATATTGCTCACTAGCACCTTTGCAGAAGTATTCGACTGCCAGCTTTTGAAAGCCGTAGGTGCTTAGTGGCGGGGCGCATGTCTTAACATTTGTCTCAGGTGTCGGATATATGGTTGTATTTTCAAAAACCATGCTGCTTGAGATAGCAACAATTCTTTTAAGAATACCTTTCTCGTGAAGCTTAATAGCTAAATCGAATGTCGATGCCATAATTCTTTCATTTGTCGCCAACAGATCATACGCATATTTGTGGAAATAAGTAATGCCCCCGATCATTGCAGCGCCAGAAATAATATATTCTACTTCCTCTAGTTCGGGAAGGATCTTATCATTTGGGAGATCTATTACATCCATTTCAATAAGCTTGAAATTGGGATGATTATCGTGGGGGCGAGTTATTGGCCCATACTTTGAGAAGTTGTCGATGCCGATGACACTGTATCCTCTTGATAGGAACTCTGCGCAGAGGTATGAGCCGATAAAACCTTGGCTGCCGGTAATGAGGATCTTTTTCATCGTAAGCTACCTTTTTTATATCCCAAGAAATCAAAATCGCCCTTCCGATGAGAGTGTATTAAGTCCATCATTTCATCAGTATACCATTCTAATATGTTTTTGGGTGTATATTCTTGTTTAAAGGGTGATGTATTAAGCCAGGGAATTTCATTTTTTCGAGGTATTGAAAGTTCACGACAGATTTTGTTGTAATCTTGCTCTAAATGTTCTGACCTAATTAAATGTGTAACCCTTTGGTTAGTAAAGGGATCATATAAATAAGATATTTGAGAATCCCAATGTAAAAATGAAGACTCCCCTAAAATAGTTGGAAGGCTTTCTCCGAGAAACCACCTTTGCCATGCATTTCTAATATATTCGCTAACTTCGTTGTGATCCTTAAAATGAGCTTTTTCTATCTCTTTTTGCAGTCCGGACTTTATTTGATACAAAAAATATGAAAACTCTCTTTTATAGGGGTTTCTGCATGTCCCAATTGAAGAATATTTCTTTGCAAAAGAATTATAAAATTGTATGCGGGAGTCCCTTATGAGCGCGCTCCAAATTCGCAATGGCACGTGCTTAAGGTTGCCGTTACCAACGGAGTTTAACGAACAGGTGGAGAAAATAGCATCGGCGCCGGTTTGGGGAATATCAAATGCCAGATCTGGTGTGTTCGTTTCGATACGTTGTTGTTGGAGCCCTTTTAGCATCGCGGTGTGGCGTTGCACTGCGTGTTGGATCCAAGAGCCCCACCAAGGGAAATCCTCTGGGGAGGGGTAAATGGCGGATATGCCACCTTCCGCATCATATAATATTTTACACTCTTGATCTGTGTCTTTATTTAAAGTGTCAACAATACTAGTTCCTCCCGTTTTGGGAGTGTGAACAAATATAAATCCATATTTATTTGAAATCACTTTCGCATGCCTTCGAAAACCGTAACTTCATAATTGCTATTCTCGTCTAAAAGATTTTGGAAAAAGTTTACATTGGTATTTTCCATTAACTTTGCCATGGCAGATACGTCCTTTGGCAGACACATGCCTCCAAAACCTCTGAAGTTATCATTACATTCGAGGTAGTTGCCATGAATATGCCGGCGATTCACTACCGCATTCTTTACCTTGGTATAATTAACTCCCTGATCCTTACATGCTTCATAAAAACTATTTGCAAAGATAATCAACATTGCATTATACACATTGTTAAAATATTTACAGAACTCCGCTTCGGCATGGGATAGTCTAACAAACTTTTCTGGGAATGGTCCGTGGCAGTCTTTCACTATTTCGAAAGTTTCATCATCTGAACAGCCAATAATACACACATCGTGATTTTCGGTAAAGTCTGTAATCGCGCATCGTTCGCGAAGGAACTCTGGAACAAAAATGATATTCATGCCTGTTTGCATTCTCAGTATCTCTGTTGTGCCCGGGACAACAGTTGATTTGATCGCGATGACTCCCTCATATCCTCGATCCTTGAGATCAAATATTACCTGCCGGACGATTGATATATCACATGAACCGTCGTCATCACGTGGGGTTGGCACACAGATATAGACGACCTCTGATGGTAATACATCATCGATCGTGGTTTCAAGCGCGATGTCGTGCACCAACACATTATGTCCAGCTAACTCAAATCCAAATTTACAGGCGCCTCCAACGACACCAACGCCAATTACTCCTACATCCATTAGTATCCTAGCTCCTCATAACTTTCAGGCAGTTCGCCTTCTTCATTTTTCTTAAATCTTCTTTCCCATACATCGGGTTGTTGCTTCCAGTTGTCGAGCGGAATCTTGATTCTTTTATTAGCTGCGTTTGGGACAGAGTAAATCTCATCAAACTGTGGTTTATCAAAGAATGTTTGCGCGTCGTAGATGGGCGCATGGTCCCCTGTTTTATCAACATAGTGATTGCATGTCGTTGCATCCGTCTGGGAGTCATAGAGTCTGCCACCATCAGCCTGCACCCTAAACATCAGGTCATGCAGTGAGTGATTTACGTATTCATAGCGACAGTCCCATCCACCGAGTTCTCTAAAGTAATCAAGCTTCATAAAATGATGGCAGGAAATCTTATAATGTTGCGGAATACCCGGCAAACGTAGTTCGTCATGATACCATGCGAGCCAGAATTGTTGAGGCCAAGTTGGACCACCAAACAAAGCACCTTCTCGGTATCGCATATTGACGACATCTTTATTTGTGCAGTTATTTCTGTGGAATTCCACAGCATTGTCAATTGCATCGGGAAGAAAGATAGCATCGTCAACACAGTGATACAAGAATTCGCCTTCGCAAGCGATTGCACCGACTTGTGCACAACGGCTTGGGGCGCTGTAATCTTTAATCATTTTAATGTTTTCAAGATGCTTCATGTTGTCGGGCAAATCAAAGGGGCTAACAAGCACCAACTCCCAACTATATTTCTTGCATGAGTTCAGAATGCTTCCATACATCATTAGCCACTGACTTGTTCTAATCGCCGGCATCATTATTGAGACATCGTATTTATAGCTCACAATCAATCTCCTTCATTATCGATTCCCAGAATACTGTCGCATTAAACTTCTTCTTAAAAATCTTATAACCTTTATTTATAATATAATCCCTTTCGTTCTCGTTGTCAAGATAGTATTGTATTTTATCTACTAAATCTTGTTCATCATTAAACTCAACATAGTGTACACCGGGCTTTAAAAAGTTCTGGGTTGCTTCGTTTTTGCGCTCAAAAAGCAACGATTTACTAGCTAGAATCTCCCAAACGCGACCTTTACACTGGTCGTATCCTTGTGGACCTTGCGGGAAGTTCAAGCTTATTTTACTATTTCTCATTAACTCTGCATATCGTGCAGCAGAGAGTCCCTTTTCTCTTTGTCCACCGTCAATATAGATAGGCGACTTGTTATCTATCAAGTGTTGTAGATATTTTTGTCTTTCAGGGTATCTGACGCTGCCTAAGAAGCTAACCGGGATTCTTTGTTCTATCTTTTCATGTAGTGGGTGATACAGAGTCTCGTCTTGGGGAGCCCATAGCCAGACTAAATTATCATGTTGGACTTTGGCGTTCCTCTCAGAACCCCAACAAACATGTAAATCCGCGAACTCTTTATCATTTAACTCTTGAATCTCTGGTAATCCCCACTCATCGAATACGTCGGGCCACATAAAGACTGTTTTAGCGCCTGAAGATTTAATACATTTATAGCTGTCATCTGTTGGGTTGAGGTGAGATTTCCCCAAAAGAGAGAAAACTACAATATCCGGGGACAAATTATCTATAAGTTTTGGTATGAACGTATCAATATGCTTCTTTTTCAGCATTGAATATTCATCTAAGTGCACAATATTAAACTTTGTATCTGGGTATACTGCTTTAAATGTCTTAAAGAGATTATGGTAATTGTTGGTTAGACCTTTTTTGGGATCTGCATCACACCACTTCTCGGTAATAAAAAGTACGTTTTTATCACTTTTCGCCATAATAATCACCATATTCTACCACAATCGTGCATTTGCCATCAGTTCTGTGATATGCCTTATAATACGCTGGGAACACATCTTCTGGTTCTTCGCAGCGGATAACTTCAATGTTTCTTAACATACCTCGAATCGACTGTGTAAAGTCACCTGTATGTTGTACTTGAGGGTTTAGCGGCCTTTCTGATCCGATGCCCACCCTTATAATCGCCTTGGGCGTATATTCGCCGTGTGAAAAAGCTGGCATGCGATCCAAGTGATTAACCAGTTGATTCATGGCGCAGAGAAGAAAGTTCCAGCGCGGATAGATGCTAACTGGGACTGAACCGTTGACTGCGAGTCCATTGGTGATTCCCATCTGCATTTCTTCATCGACTGGCATTTCAATTAGTTTATCTCTGTCTACACCCTTAAGAGTATTTGTCATTGCAGTGCCGGCATAAGCTACTGCTTGTCCTAGAAATACCGTATCTTCTTGCTCTCCGAGATAAGTCATTGCTCGTTGCAGTTCATCAAAATATTTACCCATTGTTATATCTCCTTAGATATTTGTCAAACAAATCGTGTTCTTGTTGGTTTTTTAGCAAAAATTGCATTACGTGATACAATTTTCGGGGTGCTGGAACTTCTTGTTTGACCGATGGCTTGTGTCCCGAGTCCAAATATAAATCATGAGCATATTTCTTTAAATGCTCAAAATCGATTTTCTTTAAATCATATTTAATATCTAAAAAATCTGCTACTTTTATAAAAGTATTGTTGTCAGATATTAAATCTTCGTAGTATACAACCATTTTTGGAGACTTTAGTTGCTCAAACTTATGTATTTGTTGCGCATAGCCGTCAAGGTTGAGTCCCGTTGTTGGACTGGTATCTCCTTTTGCGTTGGTAGTTCCAAAAAGTACCTTATAATCTCTTAGTAATAAAATATGCTTCTTAAACTGTAAATCGGCTTTTCCGGGATCAAGAAGTTCAAACCAGTGCCTATATGAAGGTAGCTTATCGCTACCCCATATTTCCGCATATGTATGCTTATCATTAAAATGTTCACCCATTATATACAACCCTAATGAAAGTAGATGTAACCCACTCCTAGGGTGTGAATAAATGATTACGTCATCTTTGATCAAAACTGCACTCTCTTGCCGGCTCCAGCGTGTGGCCACTTACTTGCGTCGTAGCTATAATATGTTATGTACTCGTCGTTGACATCTTCATAGGTTAACTTCTCAGTTCCCCACGTGGATTTAGTATCAGTACAAACTGATTTGCCATTATCTTCAACGATAAAGTGAATAGGGAGTTTGTGATTTCTGGCATATTTTATACTTACATGCGCGATCGCAGTCTCGGATGTCATATCTCCCATAAAACAATATACTTTTCCCGGGAGGTTTCTCCTTTTAATGTCTAGCGCTGCCCCTACTGCAATCGGAAGAACACCAGTTACGATCCCCGAGCATAGAACCTTTTGCTCAGCAAAGCACAATGAAATAGAGCGCCCCTTAAGAATAGCTGCTTTGAGCTTTTCGGGAGGAACACCTTTGAGAAGACACTGATAATGGCTTCGCCAAGATCCGAAGACCCAATCATCATCGCCAATATCATGCTTTCGAAATATCTCCAACATTTGCTCTTCATTACCGTTATATAAGTGAACGGGTGCGCGGATTTGTGCGTCATCAAAACAGGCTGCAATGTCGTTCTCAAAATCAATCAAATCTTCTTTCGTTAACATATCAATCTCCCAATAGTTTTCTTTTAAGTTTTATTTTTGTCATATCTTCAATAGACTGGCGCGTGGCTTTTCCTCGCTTTTCCTCAATCATGTCCAAATATCTATCGCTGGTGTAGTATTTTGTAAACGCTTCGTCTCTGAAGCCTAACACTTCGGCTGCTGATATATGTTTAGTTGACAGCGGGTGCGTCTCGTATGAATGTTGTGAGAATCCCACATATGTTTCTGGAAGCTCCCAGCCTTCTCTCAATGCATCGAGATATAACTTCGAGCCGGGGTAAGCCATGGTTGAATAGAAGTTTGCAAACTCACAGTTGAGTTCCATTGCCATGTCCAGTGTATCTTGCATGGTCTCGATAGTATCCTCGGGGAGCCCAAAGATATAGTTACCGATGACGTCGATGCCAGCGTCTTGGATCTTCTTTACTAAATCCTGAATCTTTACATCTGTGAACTTACCCTTTGTTACATCCTTTCGAACTTCAGTGTTTCCCGATTCGATTCCCAAGGCTAGCCAGTTAACGCCGGCTTTCTTTAATGTTTCAAGATATTCTTCTTTAACTGTATCTACACGAGCGTACGCCCAAAAGTTAAAGTCATAACCTCTCTCAATAATCAAGTTGCATAGCTTCATGAAATGGTCTTGATTTAAGACAAACATTTCATCAGCTAGTTTAATATTCCGGATTCCCATTTTATGGAGAGTTTCAAACTCTTCAATCATAAATTCTGGTTCCCAATATCTAAACTTATTACGTCCGTAGTCCCAATTTTCCAAGTTATTGTTGCCGAATGGCGCGTTAATACAACAAAAACTACAGCGGAACGGACAACCTAAGCTTGTATACAAAGAAGCGAACGGCTGACGGTCGTCTCCATTTGTCATTGCATGCCAGTTAGATGTGCGGTACTTATCCATCGGAAGCAAGTCCCATGCCATCCCGGGTAGCTCCGTAGAGAGCTTCTCTTGCGGTATAATCGGCGCAGGGCGTGTGCAAAGGGCCTTACCATCAACTCGGTACCAAAGCCCAGGGACGGTGCTTAGAGCGCCAGCATCGTCCATATCGATTTCTAAGAGCTTTTGAACAGTGTAAGGACCTTCACCTTGGCAAACAAAATCAGAGCCTTCGGTTTCCAGCGTGTGTCGAGCGACGGCTGAGGGGTGTAATCCGATGAGGATCGTCTTAAGTTCTGGAGCGATTGCGTTCAGTTGTTCTATCAACATTCGTGCGCCAATCATATTCTGAGTTGATGCTGAAGGCTGTTGACCATATACCACTATCGCCACCAAACGAGGATTCTGCTCTTTTACCCGGGTTGCTGATTCTGATGCGTCTATTCTTTCTGCTTCACAATCAAGAATGTTTGTAGTAAATCCTTTTGTGAGGGCATTTTTTGCCAGCAGGGCTGCCCATATAGGCGGTTCAATCGCTGAATAGTTTTTACTCAGCTCTTGATAAATTATCTGGGCGCCATTGGGATGGACGAATAATACATCTATCTGTTTCATATTAATAGTTTGCGTACCAAGGGCTTTCTATAATAGCATATGCAGTTATGAGTTGTCTGATTCCATCATCGAGATCATATGCGCACTTGTAGCCTTTATTATAAATCTTATCGCTACTAACAATGTAGTCGCGGGTATCAGGATCGCTGTTAATCTCTGCGCGGATTATCTCTAGAGGAAGATGCTCTTGAATCTTTTCGGCTAGCTGGAGCTTGTTCATATTCAGTTCGTCATTTCCAAGATTATATGTTTCATTTTTACAATCTTCCCAGTTACGGAGCACAAACATAAAGCCGCGACATACATCATGAAGATGCACATAGTTGCGCATGAACTCACATTCATACAACACCAAAACTCTCTCGCGCAATGTCTTAAGAACAAAGTTGTTTACAAGGAGGTCAGAGCGCATGCGTGAGCCCGGGCCAAAAACAGTAGCCAGTCTAAATGTTACGCAGTTATCAACATCCTGATATTCCTTCTCTGCAGCCACTTTAGTTCGCCCGTAAAGCGAAATAGGATTAAGGGGTGATTCTTCTGTACAGACAGAACCATCGACACTAACGCCGTAGCCAGAGTTAGTGCAGGGGTAGATAACCTTTTGATTTGGCTTTTTGTTTTTTGCTATCCAAGTATTAACGTCATGGTTAATCTCTTGGGCAGCACGGGGGTCCTCATCGCACAAAGGAAAGCCAACCAATGCCGCCAAAGGTATAATAATGTCTGCTTCTGCCATAAGGCGTTCCATCAATAGAACGTTTCTAACGTCCCCCTTGATGAAGCTAAAATCTGGATTGTTGGTATAGCGCAGCAACGACGTCGGATCATACATTAAGTTATCGAGCGCTGTTACAGTATATCCTGCGTGGAGTAAGTAATCGATCAGTTCAGAGCCTATATAGCCGGCGCCTCCTGTGACTAATACGTGTTCTTTTTTCATCTAATAATTCCCCTTGTATGTTTAGCAATAGCAAGACAGGCTGTCAAGCCCGGTGATTCTATTCCTACTATGTTGATAAAATTCTCATGTTTTTGGTTATTTTCTATTACAAAATCTCTAAATTTCTCGCCGGGAGCTTGAAGTTTTGGTCTTATGCCAGTTAACGCTGGTTCTATCTCGCACCAACCGATATCTAAATATCGATTAATCGCCTCATAAAACTGGGGCTTGTTATTCTCTTTCATATCATAAGAGAGATTGTCTACATAATATGCATTTGGTCCGAAAAGAAGTCCGCCATTTAAATCTAGTACCGTATGAATTCCCAAATACTTGCCTTGAGGATCCGGTACCGGATAAATCAGCTTTTTCATATTCCTGTGTTTATTGGTTTTATAATACTCGCCTTTACACCAATGGATCTTATAATCATTTATTCCCACCATTGCCGCAATAGTGTCGCTCCAGAGCCCTGCAGCGTTAATTACTATTCTTGTTTGTATAATATCATTATTTGTATCAGTTGTCAACTTATAAATGTTATTTTTTTTATCAATCGATGTTATTTCAGTATTATACAGAGTGACCACCCCCGCATTTAAGGCTGACGCCTCAAGCTGCTGCATAACTGAATGGCTGTCTATTATTCCTGTAGATTCTACGTGGAGTGCCTTTGTTGCTTTAACGGCTGGCTCTATTTTGGCGATCTCTGATTTGCCAATCATTGACATACCTACTACCGCGTTTTTCTTCCCCTGCTCATAAAGTTGATCAAGAATAGGTTCTTCTTCTGGGCAGGTAGCCACAATCAATTTTCCACATTTCTTATGCGGTATATCATATTTTTGTGCAAATTTATAAAGCAGTTTATTGCCCTCAACACATAGTTTAGTTTTAAGGGCGCCCTTGGGATAATATATGCCGGAGTGGATAACTTCGCTATTATGACTCGAAACGTGCTGTCCGAAACTTGACTCTTTTTCAACTAATATGATATTATCATATACCGAGGATAATTCTCTAGCTACAGCTAATCCTACAAGTCCGGCTCCAATAATGACAACATCAAAGTCATAAACCTCAGTCATTATCCCAGCTGATTTCCCAATCTTTAAAGTCGGCTGCTAAACAATCAATCTTATAATCTTTTCTGCCGCCGTTAATCTCTTGAATCCTGTTTTTTGCCACATTCCGAAGACCGTTGAGTCCGTGAGTTAGCGCTAGATTGCCAGAACCTGAGCCGGCTCTAACTTGAGACTCATTGTGCCAAATGTGCAAGTTCATCTGAGAGAGGACAATTATCGCTCTTACAGTTTCCGCGTTCATTTTGCCGGAACTAGAATCGAGAATCAACTGGATATCATGGCAGATATCTGAGATTTCCTGGGCATATTCAGCTTTGTGTTCGGGGATAAACACTTCTTTGAGTTGTGCAATCGACAGGCGATCGATCAATTCGGAGAGTGTAGGAAGGTATTTACGTTGTTGACTCATTTTCATTCCTTATAAATTGTGAGAAGTAATTTTTATATTTATTGTAGTTCGCTTCACCGAATACGTTTTTATGCTTAAAGAAGACTTCCGCCTCTTCTTTTCCCCTAGGGATTTGATTTTCTGTTGAGGTTGATAATCCCTCAGAATTAAAGTAATATAACCCTAACGGAATATCAATTTTCTTAAATTTAGAACCTGACGCTACCATTCTTAGAAAAATGTCCCAATCTCCAGCATACGATAAACCTTCATCAAAATATCCACATTTTTCGTGCACACTCAGCTTCCACATAGGCATTGGTCCCGGCAAACACTTGATCATGTTCTCCGGAGAAAACTCATTACGCGAATGCTCGTAATAGGCTCCAGACGAAGAGTTTGTCTCTACGGTCTCATTTGGCTTTGTAGTCTGTAGACAGTCTGTATAAACAAGATCTATATCCTCGTGATAGTGGAGATGTTTTGCCATAATCTCAAGATATTCTCTATGATGTCTGTCATCAACGCATGCTTGAGCAAAGAACTCACCCGTTGCCATGTGGATTGCCATATTTTCAGTTTCCATTACTGACGCCCTATGATCTAATCGCTTGTAAATTACATTTTCATGCTCTTTCATAAACTCTTCGATGTATTGACTCTCGTTTTCGGGAGAGTTGGCATCAATAATGATCAGTTCGCACTGATCAAAGATTGTCTGTTCTTGCATAGACTTCAGAAAGCCTTCAATATATTGTTCGCCGGCATATAGGGGACAGAATACCGTAATCTTTGGCAGGTCTAAGGGCGGGAAGTATTTTATTTCACTATTGTTGATTAGTTTAATCCAGCGCTGACGAAGATTCTGATTGTTTTGTCTTATAAAATCTAAAAGTTCGTTGCCCTTCAGCTTAAAGTAGTCTTCGCTGGTGGCGCCTATCAGGCTGTTTGTTATAAGTTTACAGCCCAGGATCCTTGATTCAATAGAAAAACGATTATATGTCTCTAACCATTGCGGAAAGAATACTAATGTTTCCACTTGGGAGATATCTCTAATAAACTCAGGAAATGGCTTGCCTTGAATTAGCTTAAAGTCTAATCCTTTTCTCTGACAATATGCGATCGCTGCGGGCATGCCTTTGTTGCGGTTATTGGACTGGAGAACTCCATACTTAATTATTTTCTTCGCGCCCATATTATTCTCTAAAGTGGCGAGTTGTTCCTCATTCCATATGTTGCCGCCTAAATTTACAATATTGTTTATTAGGAGGTTGCGTTGGACGACTCCGGCATGCTTCCTAGACTGGCACAGTACCGCTAACGCATTCTTATAAAATGCCTTATTTTGTATTTGTCTTTCTGGCGCAAGAAAATCTTTGTATAAGGAAGGATTATTTGAGCGGACATATTTGTGATCGTGCTCTAAAATAACATATGTTGTTTTTGCTAAAGCTACTTTTACATTCTCAGCAAGTTGAAAGAAGTTCGCGACAATGAAGAACTTATCAAGATTATTCTCAACAAGTTGAACAGTTGCACGGTCAGACTTTAAACTATCAATCTTTACATCCGGACTTAAAAGTTTCATCAGAGCATCATTACAAAACTCAGCGCCACCCATTACCTCATTGATAAAGAAGTCGGATATAAAGATTACTTCTTTGCTAATCATACTCTACCACTTGGTCCAACACATCTCTCCATTGTTCTTCTTCTGGGCTCCCAGAGAACTTGAGAACGGCGTCCACCATGGCTTTATATTGTTTTTCCTGCGAAAATCTCTCCTGCACGGACTCAGCAAAGGTGTCGGCAGATGTTGCAACACTTCCTTCTGTTTGATTTATAATATCATTATAACAGTCGCGCATACACTTCTTTGCAGACTGTTCGCGAGGATAAGCCCACATTGAGTCGGCGATTAAGACACCATCCCAAACAACTGCTGGCTGTACTTGGTTGAGATCGAAATTTACGTTGTAAAAGTTTGATTTGCCCTCTTCGTCAACAAGAAAGTCCAGCTGACCAGACCAACCGGTTGCAATGACAGGGGTACCAGAATAGGCTGCTTCAAAAATCGGTAAACCAAAGCCCTCGCCATGAGCTAGGGATAAGAATGCGGAAATCTTAGGATGTGTTTGGAGGGAATGCATTTCTTCGTCGGACATGTCACCGTGCAGAAGATATACTTTACACTTCTTTTCTCCCAATTGGGAGACTAGCTGTCTAAGATTTTGCATTGTCATCTCGCGGTCGAGCAGACAGTTCTTTGCAGCGTAACACTTTACAACAAGCCCTATTTCTTCGTCTCGAAACTCTTCAACAAACCATTTAATAGTGTTTGGCACGTTTTTGCGAGGGCCCAATTGGGCTGCTACTAGGAAATTGTGTTCGTATTCTAAGTCTAAATCAACATCTGGAAGTTCCTGGAACTTCTTTGCTGGGTAGTTAACTGTCTCAATTGGAGTTTCTAACTTGAGAATCATTGTTTGGTTTGTTTGTTGATTGGACAGTTGGTAGTCCGTAGCTAAAAAAGTATTTTTCGCATGGTTGGAAACTACAATAATACCAGTCATCTCATTGCCCTTTTGGATCCATTGATGTGATGTTTTCGTAGTCTCAATCCCGGCTGTGTATCCAATATTAATCGGTGCTGGCTTGTCCCATTCATTTGGAATTGTAACTTGGAACGATATATCAAACTGTCCGTTTTGCTGGATGTATTGCAGGGTCTTTTCTATGGTTCTATCAATCCAAGCCCTCTCAGGGGTATCCTCATTGGTCCACGAGGTTTTCCCCCATTCTAAAGGCTGAATATAAATATCGAAAAGATCTGGTCGGGAAGCTAATGCCCGCATTGCGAATCTAGCCTGTTCTCCGTATCCCGATCTTGTTAGAAGGGGTCCTCTAAAGAATACTTTCTTTTTCATTACGCTACCTCCAATAAATGCCAGCGTTTATATTGTTTTCTCTCTTCCCATGATCCGTATGTTTCAACAACATCATCCATAATCTTAACCCAGTTTTTCTCATAATCGTCAAAGTTATAGTTTGCACGAACATGTTCTCTACCTTGTATCGACATCTTCTTGTAAGTCTTTGGTGCGATGTTCAGAGCCTTTTTGAGGGTGTTGGTGAAAGCTTTCTGGGTGATACGATCCTCGTAGATATATGGCACTTGTAGGGAACCAATAATCGCCTTCGAGGAAGGTTCTAAACCGTAGCCAAACCAGTTCTTTCCATCGGTAACCTGCTCTTGCAAGCCTCCTGTCATATTAACAATAATAGGAGTTCCGCATGCTAAAGACTCTAACGTTCCTAGTCCAAATCCTTCTGCATCTGAGATATTAATGGTAAAATGCGCAGCGTTGTACATTGCTGCGAGATCTTGTGGAGAAACCTTATCAGTTGAAAGCAAAACCTGTCCGTCTGTTATATTAAGGTGGTTCAAGATATGAGGCAAGTCTTGTCCGTGAGGATCTCGCGCATCAGTATGCATAAGCAGAGTAGCTTTGTCATGACCCACTTCATCTAAGAACTCTTTAAACCACCAAATAAGTGTTCCAGACTGTTTTCTACGTGCATTTCTATTATTCCAGAAAAAGATTTTCTTCTCCGGGTTGGCGAACTCTGTTGAGGCTCCAACGACGCGTTCACGAATAACAGCGGTTCTTGCAAGATCTTCATCTGTTTTGAACTTATAGAAAGACTCCGAGTCTACCGCATGTGGAAGATACTCGCTGTCTACGTCTGGAGCAACTGTATCCAGAATACCCTTTGTAACCTTTGATATACAAACTACCTTATCATTAGATTTGTAGTAGTTTGCATTATAGAACGGTGCCGGGTTGTTATCCCATACATGATAATAAACCATTGGGACGTTGATTCTCACTTCGTTCTCGATTTCCCACAGCCACGTATAAAAACGAGGATCTGTCATAAACCACAATACATCCGGTCTTTCTTTCTGGAGTATCGAGCGTATGATTTCGGGGTTTCCATATCCATCGACAGGGAATATTCGCCAGTCTTCCCCATAGGGATCAACCTTTTGCATCTGGTATTCTCTGTGTTTTACTGCTCCGCCTAAACAAACAAATTGATAGCGCCCTGTTTTAAGGAGCGCCTCGATCATATACCGGGTTTGGGTTCCAACCCCAGATGGCGAAAGCGGGTGATCGGAGAGCACCAAAACTTTCTTTTTCTTCATTAAATTATCCTCACTTACAGTGTTCTGTGTTATAAAATTTGCATCCGAAGCCGGATGTACAGGACGCCTTATTCTTGATAGTTCGTCCTTTCTTGATGTTCCAAAGCGCGGTTCTTAAAACCTTTAAAGCGTTTTCAGTTTTCTTTGGACCACTTGTTACTCGAAAGAATTCAACTCTATTGTTTTTAGCTGTTCTTTTGAGTAGAGCAAAGTGTGTTTCAATATGTTTTGGATCTGTGTCTGTCTTTTGTGCGAAGAAGTGCTTATAAAGGGTTAGTTGATAAGTTGTCATTTTTTCGCTTTTACGGCGAGAGTTCCAACCCCAAGAACAGGTCTTCCAATCAAAGATGTGCACTTTTCCATCAGGTGTCGCGACGATAGCATCGATGTATCCCTTAAAATTGTATTTTTCTTCGTCTTTTATAGACTCATAAAGCGCAAGCTCCGTTGCCAACACTTCGTATTCGCCGAAATAATCACTCAGAGCATCTTCAATCTCAGGCAAAATTGCTTTGCCTTGATGGTGCATGTCGGAGGTCATCTTAGGGTCCACCTCAACATCATCTGGTAGTTTGGCGATATTTTCCTCAAACGCTTTAACAAAGTGCTCTTCTTCGTTAAAACTCTCTTTTAGAAGCTTCTTCTCACATACATCATGAATAGCGGAACCAAAAGCAGTGTAGGCATTTCCCTTGAAACCATCTATCTTATCTACTCTTGTTAATTTATGGTAAAAGGCGCAAAACGCCCAATCTTTTAACTCACTATAACTTATGTGCGGCACACAAACTCCATGTTTCTTATTATTATAACCACATCAAATGCTTTCGTCAAGGTTTTTTATGTCGTGAAGAAAAAAAAGTTTTTGTGCTAACACTGGGGAAATCGTTTTAAGCAGTGTTTTATTCGCATAAAGATAAAAATCAGTGAACCCTGTTGCAAAGTATTCTCTTAGCGACGTGGCTGCATAAGCGTTTATAAATAATCCAGTGCATATCATCCTCAGCTTATCTCTTCCCACTGTTTGAAACAAGAAGTTATCGAAATCTTCGTCATACTCTGTATTGGTAAACCAGTTTTTGGGAGCTTTGTAGCCAAGAGCGTTTAACTTATTGTAGAGTGAGCCTCTTTTTTGTAGGAACTCAGATTTTATTCTTTGGTCTGCATATATCTCGTAACCATACGGTGTTTCGATCGAATGTGCGATCTCATGCACTATATCGTCTATCAGATCTTCTTCGCTTTCTTGAACGTTTGATATATGTAAGATCCCGTCTTTGTAAAAGGCACTAATGTACCTTTCTTCAAATTCTTTGAAATGCCCGATTATGATCATCTCCATTTCTGATAATAGGTGATCAGGGATCTTTTCTTCAACTGAAGCAACAACTGCTTCGGGGCTGATATCTGGGTTTTCTATCTGATTTTTAAAGTAAACATGGGTGCCGCGGCTGGTATAAAAATCATGTCCCGGCTGGTTCAGTTTCATCTGTTTCTGTCTTAAGTGTTCCTGCATCATTTAGTCCTAATTGATATCCTCTTAGAAAGTTTTCCTCTGCGATAACATAAACTAATTCCGGAAAGTCAGCGGCCACAGTTTCAATAATCATATGGGCTGTTACCTTCTCATTGTCCGGTTGTAATTTTGCACCGGTATAATTAATGAGATATTGTTTTAGTTCCGAATTATTGTCCGGCGTTGTCGCCAGCATAGGGTTGGTGTGTACCTCTTCTTCAGTAATCACGTTTGTTTCTTTAGTTGTCATGTTATTTACTCCTATTAATAGTATAACACATTAAATCTTATTTGCAAGTATATTTATTAAATATATTAATCGGCGGGTGAATTATCTATAAAACCTTAGCTGCCATCGTTGCAACTTCACTTCTTTCGCCCTTTTTAAATGTAACATGCCCTGCAATTGGAAACTCTTTAAACTTTTCCACTGCATGAGCGAGCCCATTTGATGTTTCATTGACATAAATATTGTCAATCTGTTCAATATCGCCTGTAAGTATCACCTTGGTCCCGTCTCCGACGCGTGTGATAATTGTTTTAATCTCGTGCATGGTAAGGTTTTGAGCTTCGTCAATAATCATGAACGCATTTGCAATCGACCGGCCACGAATATATGTAAGAGCTTCGATTTCAATCTTGCCTTTCTCCATATACATCTCAACCGACGCTTTATCTCCCATCAAGAACTTAAGATTATCTTGAATCGGCATAAGCCATGGAAGCATTTTCTCATCCACTGTGCCCGGAAGGAATCCTATGTCCTTCCCCAGCGGTTGGACAGGGCGGGAGACAATCATACGTGTATATGGGTTTTCCCGGAGACCTATGGTCTGTTGTAGTCCGGCTGCTATGGCAAGAAGGGTCTTACCACTCCCGGCCATTCCGACAAGAGAGACGACCTTTACGTCCGGATTTAATAAAAGATCGATGGCGAAAGCTTGTTCTTTGTTGCGAGACTTGATTTTCCAGTCTGGTATAGCCCCGTGGATCACTTTCCGAAGCGGGCGGTGAATATCTCTAAAACGTGCCAAAGCAGTCTTTTTGGGATTAGCATTAGAAACCATCATAACATATTGGTTTGGATACCACTCGGTTTCCATTTCACTATCAGAAATAAACACATCTTCATCATTGTAGAACCGATCGATTACAGCGTCATCGACAAGATGTTCTGCGAAGCCCTGATACAACTCTGCAGAGCTTTCAAGCGCTTTATCTGTATTGTATTCTTCTGACTTTATTCCAATCGAATCACAAATAACCCTCATGTTGATGTCCCGGGAGACTAAAATTGTCTCTCTGGGTGCTCTTTTTGATTCTTTGAGATGTTCTTTAGTTATGATCGCTTGGGCAGTGGCGATTATAACGTGATCGGGCACTCGGAGATCCAAATCCGGAGGAAAAGAGATAGAAGAAGTTACACAGGAATAAGACATCACTGTTACCAATCCTTTTCCTTTTTCAATTCTCACCCCTGTATTAAGATTGCCGCGGCGACGGATTTCGTCGAGGATACGGATTATGCGGCGCGCATTGACTCCGACAGAATCTTGGCGCTTTTTATGCTTATCAATTTCTTCTAATACCTTAAGGGGTATAAAAATATCATGATTGCTAAACTTGTATATTGCTTCTGCGTCAGTTAAATAGACGCTAGTGTCTAATACATAATTCTTCTTTTTGCTCATGTAATCCTGCATTTAATGGTACTATCGATAAATAGTCTCTTGCTTAAACAAATCTTATTTTATATTACGCCAAAATGGTGCCCCCACCTCGACTCGAACAAAGCACTGCGGGTTACAAATCCGCTGTTTTACCAGATAAACTATAGGGGCTAAAGTGGTTTTCGACGTCTCAGGAAACCACAAACCCCTGCCTGCGTGACGTTCGGCAGCCACGCACCGTTATTATTTACCCGACGGTGCAGCGGACGCGAGGATTAATCAAACGTCAGGGTGCCGTTTTCCGTTGGCACACTCACCGTCCATGCAGACAACGAAACGCTCTCTTCTGCTAGTAAATTACCGACGGTGGTGGTTACTTCTGTTGATAAGGTACATTCGCCTCTCTTGTGATCGTAGGCGCGCACAGACGAGTCGATAAAGTCTTGATCATAGAAATTCTCGGTGATAACCTCGGCAACGAAATCCGTAAAGTAGAATTCACCGCGGTCATAGTCCTCGAGATACCCTTCGGAACGGAGATGGTTTAAGATTCCATCGGAGGTGTCGCCGTATTTGGTGGACGCATTCAGTTTTGGGTGCTCTGTGATTAGTTCCGCGAGTGTAGAAATAACGTCGGTATCTTCGATCGCTGTATCAATCGCTGTCTCGTTATGCACAAACACATCGGTTGCGCCCTCGTAAGTCATCGTAACTTTGGTGTCGTTTGAAAGGTTTAGGTTTTTGATTTTGTTGATAATACTCATTTGTTCTCCCTTATAAAGTATAATATTATTTTAACATGAGAAGGTTATTGTGTCAACTTTTTTCCCACAAATAATCAGCCCACAAATCTGATGCGCGTGTATCACTTAATAAAGAGCTGAGAATACTATACTTTGGTGCATATGGTTTTCGCGATAGGCTCATTGCACTATCTCTTAAAAGCTTGTCTCCTTTCTTTTGATTACACGACTTGCATGCTGCCACCAAATTTAGCCATGTATTGGAGCCGCCGCGAGATTTTGGTATTACATGGTCTATTGTCAATTCAAGGGGAGGAAATTTATGTTGACAATATTGGCACTCATTATTATCTCTCAATAAAATATTTCTTCGATTTGGCGTTAGGTTATATAATCTAAACTTTATAACCCTGTGTAGAACTATAACCGCCGGTAGAACGAAACTCTTATCTACGGTATTTATCTTTTTCCCATAGTTTTCGACGGAAGTAGCTTTGCCAACAAGGCATAAGACAAAAGCCTCGATCGCATCAATCACCCCTACGGGTCGATAAGAAGCGTCAAGTTTTAGAGTCAAAGTAGAATGTCCCATATTATAGTTAGGGCTGCAGCTATCGTTTTCTTTTATTTTTCTGACACCTTGGAGGTATATCTGTGGGGTGGTGTTTCAAATTGTCGGACATTTTCTACCAAGTCTGACGAACTTGCTAATTTTTTGTCACCGCCGATGCTCCACAAAAGTTTAACTCCGAGTTCCTCGCATACATGCTGCTCGGGCGTGTTGTCGCGGCCGCGGTTTCCACCATTAGCGAAAAATGTTGGTTTATGTCGACGGATTGCTTCGCAAACAGTGCCATCGCTATCATTTACAGAATCAACCAGTATAACACCTTTGATAGCGTTCAATATCAACGCCCGGGCCTCAAAGTCCATAAACACAAAACCCTTTTTGCGAAATAACCATTCGTCAGAATTGGCGATCACAATTACGTCTCCATGTCGTGCTGCGGCACGAATCAGTTTTATGTGTCCGGCATGTACCGGATCAAAACCACCAGAAACCATTACAGTAGGTTTTTCTTCTTTTTTCTTGTCAACCATATCCCTATAGATTGCCATTTTATACTCCTTAAAATATAATTAGTAGTAATTTAAATTGTTTCAAAGCGAGCGCTTTATAGAATAACATAACCCACTTCGATTAAATCGCCGGGGGATGGCTCAAAGTCTAGTAGAATCATATTTGCTGCGGCATCATAGTTCCACTCTGTAATCTCTGTGCCATTTAAATAAACTACAAGACTTTCTATAACCGGTATTCTCGTTAGTGGTATTTCATCCACTATTCCAACAAGAAAAGTGCTGTCGGCTAGCCATAGGCTCCAATCGCTGCATAGGTCAACCGCTTCTTTGTAAAACCGAGTTGAAAGTTCTATATATTTCGTACCTATCATATTGGTGTAAGAGCTATCACATGTAGACTCTTCGGTGAGAACGATAGTAACAACGTCTTGTTGTACTTCAGAGAACTCTGACCTCAGCCAATCATAAAATATGTTTGTCGGTATTGAACTTTGTTCGTCTTCATCAGAGACAAAAATGAGTAATTTATCGGCACCATCACGGAAGAAATCGGCGCCTTCAGGGGTTTGTGTTGTGAATTCATACATGGCGGCGAATGCTTCTTCTGTTCTATCTTCCCCTAAAGTATACGGTGCCATAAGCATGTCAAGGATAGAACTATTCTGATCATAAGGCCCATTAAAATAAGTTTCGCGAAGACTAGTATTAATATATCCGATTCGATAGTCAGAAGTGAGCTGTTCAATATCTATTCTTAAAAGCTCGACGCCGGCGCTAACACTATCGTAGTTATCATTCATCGAGCCCGATGTGTCGAGTATTATTAAAACATCTAAATGCTCCGGAGGAGATTGCTGGTAAAAAGAGTCTATCACCACTGTCGTTGGGCGAATTTCTTCTATAATATCATATTTTACCCCATAATCAGGACTGCATGAAAGAAAAGCCACGCACATCATCAAAAATGTTGTCAATGTTTTTAGTATTTTATTTTCTTTAGTGATCATCGCAGTCGCATGGAGCATACCCACAGCAAGGGCATCTAAAAGGGGGTTCTTCTATATTATTTAGTTTGTTCGTAAGGAAACAAGTCGCTTTCGCGGACATTTCTAATAATCCCACGTACGTCGATAAAAATTTTGTAATCATAAAATGGATCATCGTATAAGACCTCTAAAATAACACACCTGTGTTCAAGCATGTGTTCATAAGTATTACCCATTGGTCTGTAAATCGCCCAGTCATCCATTTTAAAGTTATAAACTTTCAACTCTTGCTCCTGCTTAAGACACACTCGATTTGACCGGCTGAAATATACAAAATCTTCCCTGCGCTGTGGACCTTATATGCGTAATTTAACCAAATTGTATTTTCTTCTCTGCGACGAAAATCATCAGGATCTATAAGCTCTAATACAATTGCCCAGACTCTCTTGGTAGATTTCTTTCGAGTACGTAAACCCACCAAATCACCAACTAAAATATCTTTAACTAGTCTTTTGGTGGATTCCATTCTTTTAACCGGGCGATACCATTGTCGATCATCACATATGAAGTGTGTGATATCCAATCTCCGCAATTAATATAGGTTTTTATTTCTTCTCTTTCATTAACCCATATAACCGCCTCTGGGATATGGGTATGTCCCAGTATTATCACATCAACGTCACTATTCGCATCCAACAGATCCCAAATTCTTTTTAATTTGCGCTTCTTTATTTTACGAGAGATATACCAAGATGTTATGTCAATATTAAAATAGTTCTCTATTGACCCTTGCACAAGCGACAATAATTTTATCCAAAAACTATCTTTAATCCAGCCTTTGTCGTAAATATCACCATGTTGTACCCTAAACGTTCTACCCTTTTCTTCAAACTCATATGAATTTACAAATTTGACGGGACCAATAGAACTCCCTATGAATCCCATAAATGATATGTCATGGTTACCTACCACATATATTATCTCTTTCGAGGGATCGATCGCCTTAAAAAGAGAAAGTGCCCGATCTGTGAAGATGGGCACTTTTATAAGATCAATAATGTCTCCGTTCAGGATCAATTGATCGTACTCGGTCGATTGCAATAGAGCTTTTACTTGATCAGCTTTATAATATTTACTTCCGATATGAATATCTGATATTATTAGTCGTTTCATTTTGCTCCCTATAATAGTTATACTGTTTCATAAAGGAAGCGCAATGTTTTTTAATATTTATTCAATCGAGAGCGGCACAGATTGTCCAGAGTATATTTGCGTATAGATAGGCAGCCCATCTGGTCCGGGAGCTAACTCCAGCGACAAATTGAAGACCGAGGCGCCTCCGAAGCCTGCGGGCAGGCTTGACAACGCATGAGCCGGTACACTAAAGGCGCCGGCGTCTTCAAATCTACAAAGTACCTGTTCATCACCTGCTGCAGCGGCAAAGAAAACATCGTCTCCGCTAGCATTGGTATAATCTACTAATAGATTGCCACCAGTTGCCGTCAGACTGTTGCTAGAGAAGAATACTTGGCTAGGTATCTCTGCGATGTCAGCGACAGCCCAGGGACCAAAATAAGCCCCGGAATCACCGGCTGCAGAGACAGCAAGAAGGTCCCCTTGGTTAAACTCGGGTCTATCCGTAACAATATCTCCATTTTCATCGCTATGAGTTTGCCATGCATAGAAGGGGAGTACTCCCTGAAGAGTTCTTTCCATACGATAAGATCCGTGCGCATTAGAAACTTCAAACCAAAGTCCTGCAGAGCGAGCAGAGGCCGGAATTCCAGGCCATGAGCTTTCGGGATAGTTAGAGATTATTTCATCATTAGTACCTGACCAACATTCGCCAACTTGCAATGAATCAAGCGGATTATTACAATATGAGATGTCTCCGGGTGGTTCCCAAAAGACTGCGGACAAGCCATCAGCTGCTACTGTCTCTGAACTGTCTTCATTAAGGCTAGCCTCGTAATTCTCCACATTAACGGTGCCGGCAATACGACAAACATCAATTTGGATATCTGGGATAGGTTCACAATCTGCAGCAGAGGAGCCCTCGCTGTCCATAAAGATTGCTCCCTTCGTCTTGTGCCAGTCGCGGCCGCCTACAAAAGTGCTGGCAGTAAAGCTAACATAATCACCAACCATCACAGAACAAACGTAATAGCCGTCCTCATCAGTGGTGACTGTAGACGTTGTTTGTCCGCCTGCGCAGGTAACCTCAGCGCTTCTAACTGGGAAACCGACAAAATCAATGACGCGCCCTGATGCACATGAAGGTACAAATCCTTGATCGCAGTTCCACCATGAAAAATGAGGCGCTTCAAAGGTAAAGAAAAGTCCGTCTTCATCACCAGTGATGGTTCCTACAGATTCTTCAACCCAGATACCTCGCTCAGGACTGAATGACCACGTTGATTGGGTGTCGCCTACGGAAAGCTGGTAATCTTCATTTAAACTACCATTAGTAATTGGGATTTTAATGTTTGCCGGCATGTCTGGATTAACTGTTAGGACTTCTCCATCAATACCATAAAGAGTTATATCAACCATACCATAAGATACAAGCTGTGAGGAGCCATCAGAGCCAATCGCAGAAAGATCTCGTGGCGCAGCATCAAGTTCATCGGTAGTGGGATCGACATGAGTAATCTCTACCATCACATTACCAGTATAAGGATTTCCGGAAACGCCATCGATAAAGCTGTTTGCCTGAAAGTCTACAGTAACGTCATCAAGAGTAATCTGTGAAGTTTCAGTACTATTAAAGGTTGCTACGCCACCGATACCCATCAGTGCTGTATTTGAAGTTGCTGTTTCCCAGCCAATCAGCTCAACAACCTCATAGTTTGAAGCGTAGCCTGACTTGGTGAATTTGATAACGATATTATCATCTGGTGAAACGTTTTCAAGCGTATATGAGCCATCGTCTGCGGTATATGCTACTTCAGTTTCGGTGGACACCAAAACATTCGATAGAGGTTGTCCCGAAAGGTCTTCAACAAATCCGCCAATTCTTCCTATAGGTTGTGTTTCAATAGGGTCGTCAGGGAGGACAGTATCAGTATTGTCAGAGTTAAAACAGCCTGTCAAAGTTAACAGTGCTGCGATTATAAGTGTTTTTGTCATTATTTTCTCGTTTTTGCAGAGTTATAAATCTGCTTTGTTGTTATGTAAGTGGTGGAGGTGGCCAGAGTCGAACTGGCGTCCAAGATAAATCACAATTCAAGTCATTCACAAGTTTATTCAGTTTTAGTCACAAACTGAAAAGCTATACGGTTATAATCTATTGCTTACCGTCCTGTTGCATTAGATGGTTTTGATTTTTACAACTTGTCTGTTGTTTGCTTAGATTGAAAAGAAGGCTCTAAGCAACCTCCCGATTAAGCCGCTAGGCGGACAGATTCGAAATTGTTATTATTATTAGCAATTATTGTTTTGTATCTGCATTTAAAGTCTACTGGTACGTTTGACTACTTGCACTATTCTTCTTTTTTACCCTGTCGAAACCCTTACACCCCCTTTTTATCTTTCTTCTTTTGAAATATAACACCAACTGGTGCATGATTTTGATCATCTAGCCAGATATAGAGTCCGGTTGATTTCTTTTCTTTTTCGGTATGTTTAAATGTGAGTTCTTTCTTGGCTTTTTTCATGGCAGCAGATTCAGTTTTATGAGAGCTGATTAAATCTCCCATAATATAGCGCCCGTTGTATTTATAAAGCTTCCACATTATCATTATCCTTTAATAGTTCAGCCACTTCATACCTTTTGATAGCTTGATATAATTCACTATCTGTAATGCCTAGGAACCTGGCTGCGCTTTTCTTCGAGTTAGTTGTTGAGAGTGCAAACCTTATTAAAGAGTCCTTCATTATATATGAAGCCTTCGACCACAAGCTAAATCCATATGGTCTATTATTAATATGGTTAGCTGAGAGTTCTAATTTAATTGAGATTAAGTCTTCTAATGTTAAATTATTAATACTAACTAATAAACTATCATTAATAAGGTTTTTTGCTTTCAATTTTATAATAACACTCTTATTCTGAGTTGTCAAATTCTTTTTTGCTTTTTTCCGCACATCTCACCTAAAACTCAAGATCAATTTCCTCTTCTGCGGACTCTTCACCGCCCTCTTCAGTGGGCGCTTCTAATTCACCACCCTCATCAGCCACAGCGTCTTGGTAAGCTTGGTTTGTGGGCTCTTCAACTTCTGGGGACAGCTCATCTTCGAACTTATCAAAATACAATTTTAGATTGGCTATAAGATAATCGTAGAATAACTCTTGGTCTTCATTGTTAGACAACAGTTCATAAGAATCAATAATTGAGGTTTGAATCTTTTTGAACGCGTTGAAAGCAACGTTTCGACCGGTCTCATCTGCGCCATCCATTCCAAATTCATCTCTAGGATCAGACTCTTCGGGCTCTTCTTCATCCGCAGACTTCTCTGCGTCTGTACGGATATCGATAAACTTGTCTGCATCTGCGGGTCCTCCGAGATCGACGTCAACAATCTCGGCAAGTGCTTCAATATCATCACCAGCCTCGTTATTTACTTCTGCGGGCGTAAGAGCACCAATGACCGCATTAATAATGTGGGCTCTAAACGATTGTCTTTGGGAGCCATCAGTTGTCAGAAGTTTGAAGTCAGTCTGCAGAACGGGAATAATCTTTTTGAGGAGATCCTCCAGCACGTTGATACCGGTAGATTTATTAGGTGTGGGATCATTATCGGGTGTAACACCTTCAGACAGGTTAGAAAGCTCTATATTTAAAAGACCCCTTACTATGCCACGTAATCTAGCTTCTTCTTCTAAGATCTTAGCTGCAGCTGATTCTCTTCTCTGCTTAACAACTTCAATCAACTGTCTAATATTTTCTCTGAGTTTTTGCTCTTGCTTGGGGATCATCTTTGTATACCTCTTTCCATAATTAGTTTCATAACTTCGTTCACGATAACTAAATTTTCATTCTTTTTCTTTCTGGGTTTTTTCTTGGGTTTACCCAACCCAGATTGCAAAGGGCCTGAGTAACCGGTCACATTCCCCGGCGCCCCACCGGGTCCGCCACCCCCAAGTGATGTTTCATTCACAGGATCTTGTGCTATTGTAGAAACTGGAGATGGTTGTCCAAGGATATTGAATAACTCATCGATCTTATCTTGTGGAATATACTCAGATAGCTGTCGTAATGATTCCACATCTTCTGGGTTGGTTACTAAATTGCTGACCAACTGCCGCGAGTCGCTGGCGCTAAAAGGTTTGTTATCAGAGCGCTCAGAAGGCACTACAGCGTATTCCTCACCAGCTAAGACGTTAACCCCTCTCTTCTTCTTTTTATATTCAGAGGCGCCTTTCCAGCGCATGAAGTCGCGATCTTTTCTGCTAGCGCCCAAAATAATATCGTCTCCCGCCTTGATATCTAGCGGAGATGTTTCACTAATATATTCATAAGCAATGCTTACTGGCGATCTCATCTCTGAGTCTGCAACTTGTATTTCAACACCCGGCAGGTTTGTAACATCAGAGAAGACTGTTTCCCAAATTCGTCGGGAATGTTCTGCACTAACTTCTGAATCGTCATGCGGCAGCTTCCTCAGTGCGCCTTTAGGGTTGGAAATCAAAATAATTGTTCTGTCCGCCTTTGGCACACCGTCACCGGTAGCATAACGACGTACCATATCGGCATGCCCTCTGTGTGGTGGCTTAAATGCACCTGGGACAAGAGCGATGGTCTGACCCGGACGATCTGCAAACTTGCGATCTCCTAGCGTCTCATATTCATCACTATACCATTCGTCTTCTGGAGGCTCTTCTTCGAACTGTTCCTTTAGACTGTTGGCATAGTCCATAACTGCGTTGTAGATGGTTCTCTCGGCGTTCTCTTGAACAACAATGTCTACGATAGGGGTACCTGCCAAGACGTCCTTATAAACCATTTGTGGGAGTTTCTGGTGTTTGTGCCCTGCGGCCTTAATTTCTGTCAACCACTCGGCTATAGTTTTCGTTATTTGTTTATTTTTTGAGATTTGAACAGTAAAGTTTCGGCGATCAACGGATTCACCAGTAAATTTGGCAGTTTTATCTACCATAAAGTTAGCGCGACTAAATTCCAGACGATCTACAAATTTCACTCCATTACCCGCATGATCTACTGCTACATATCCCTCTGGATTCGTCGCAACCAGATCTCCAGAGCCATCATCTACAAAGTGCTTTGTATTATACACAGCATTGTTGTATTTCTCAATAAAAATGTTTTTGGCTTCAAACAATAGACGAGATACCTGAAAGAGATTAAGAATATCTTCTTTTTTGCTATCGAGCAGTTGAATATCTTGCAGAGCTTTTGTTTCGGCTTTGCCGCGGCCTTTCTCGCTTTTTAGCTTACTGATTTTCTTTTCAGAACGCTCGAAATACCAGTTCTTAAAGCCATCAAAAGAACGTTCTGGATCCTCCAAAAACTGTCCGCCTTTAATTTCGCTGTTAATATAGATATTCAGAAGCGCAGAAGGCAAATTATTATAGTCTATACTTTCATTAACCGCGTCAGCCTCTTTAACTAAAGAAAGAATTCTCTTCTCTTCACCAGCAGTAAGAGTTACTGTACCGGTGTCATCTGTAAAGAAAGCATCATCGAACCAAATCCCCGGCGGTCGGTTCAGCGCGCTTACATCTGCTCCAAAGCTAGCGCCGCTATCTAGACTATCATATGTAGTGTGAAACACAATACCAAATTTCGATTGCCCAATCTCTCTACCTAAGTCTGAATCAACCGGTACCGCATAAACTATCGTGTTTGGCTTAAAGCGGTAGTGTGGTTCTCCATCTATTTGAACAACATCGAGCATTTCATCATCGAACATGAAATCACCCTGCAGAATATTTTTGATCCCAAGGGAAGGGAGATATTTTAATGCTTTCGATAATTTATCAACAAGCCCGGGCGCATGCCCGTGGTTTCTGACAATATCCTCTTCAGTGTAGTTAATTTTAGGAACCTTATTAAAGATTGATTTAGTTCCTACAAAAAACTTACCATTCTCGGGGTTGATACCAACAAACATCGCCGGTGCACCATCCCATTTAACAGATGTTTGCACATGCGATTTAGAATTCCCCTTTAGGGTTTCAAGAAGTTCTAACAGAAATGCCCGGGCCATTTTATAGCCGGCTGGACCTTGCGTGAGAACTAACTCTTCGAGGTGAGTAAGGTGTGTGTTGGCACTGCCTTCTTTTAAAAGTGTGGGCATTTATTTTCCCTCGTTTAAACTTTCTTCTAAGATATTCAGCTTCTCTTCCAACAACTTCATTTCGTTTTGCATCTTACGAGCAGAACGACGAACTTCTTTAATATGCTGTTTAGCTAAAGTTAAGCGGTGCTCCTCTGTTATAGAACGAGGCTTAATTGCTGTGATTATTTCCTGCAACCCGTGGAGATAAGTAAATATATTCCTATCTAAACCTTCTCCTAAAATAAAGTCACTCCAATTTTTATCTAGCGACATCGTTTATTTACTTCTTTTTGGGCTTAGAGGCTTTTTTTACTTTTGGTGCTTTCTTCTCCACCGCTTCATCAGCAGCCGGTACAACCGCCTTTTCTGGTTTGGCGACAGGCTGTTCTTCTTGTACAGTTTCCACAACTGCTTTAGCTGCATTTCTTCTTGCGATAAGCAATCTTTTCCATTTTTTACCCATTTTTCTTCTCCTTAAGTTGTTTAATGGCGCGCTTTACAATCTCTTGCAATCGTACTTCGACGCCCTCGTTTTTTGTGGTATCATCTTTCTCACCCTCGTGGGTTTTAGACTCATCGCCCTCGCGATCTCCACCATCGGTGTAGTCTTTGGCTCCCGGGTCATTTTTATCCTTACCCTTATCACCCTTAGAAGCACCAGTATCACCTTCTTCAAGTTCTTCTGATTCCTCTAATGATACTCCGGCACCGCGGTGAGCGGCTGCAAAGTCCTGGTTTTCATTTAATTTGTTGAGATCCATTTTTAGACCCCAGGCTTCTGAAAGGAGACCCTTGAGTTCTCCGTTCTTCCATTGTTTTGTGGACATTATTCTACTGTCTCCTTTTTGTAGATGTTCAAAATAAATAGTACTCTTTATGCTATCTTCCCAATCTCGGAAGCACATGTTTCCTTTTTCGTAGGCTTCTCGCTCCATATTTCGCAGATGATCATTGGTTTGAGCATATCCCGCACCCATCTCACCGGGGCTGTCAAACTCTCCACGACAATTTTGTGCATGATGTACCAACTCGTGAGAAATAGAGCGCATGATATCTTTTGGATGGCGCCCTGTTATGAAAACTGTGATTGCTTTACCCGCGGGATCATAAAAAGCTGTCTTTCCTAAAGGATCTTCTGCGTTCTCCGCAGAACCTTTAAGGAATAATTTTGGAGGTTCATTAAAACCCATCTTCTCTTGTGCATAAGGAAGAAATCTTTTAATCATAGGGTTGATAATATCGATCATTTAGAAACAAACCAAGTCAAGATTATAGAGTATTGTAAACTACTAGTATAAATAGTTGCAACTCACCCCTTTTCCACAAACTTTGGGTTTATTTGATCAGACCTCTGCACTTTTGACACTAATTTTAAGCTAGGGGTAAAGAACTCCACCTCAACCTGATTACTATTAGAAAGTGGCATCACATTTGAAATCGACACCATTCGATTACCTTTTATCTCATTTTTGATGCCAGTAATCACTCCATAGTGAGGTTGCCATTCACGCAATTTATAACACCATTTTTTCCATTCTACAATATCGCCAACTTCTAAATTTTCGGCAGATAACTCTCCAAAAACCGGTTTCTCATCCATTATAGACGACAACCCACGAACAAACCTTTTGCTGCAGAAAAGAATTCATTTTTTCATAAGCTTCGTCTTTGCTTAAAAATGGACCATCAGAAGCCAGTTCTTCGCTCTCAAGATCATATTTGTAGAGTATATAAAGCGTCTTTCCACGCATTGCCGGCTCATTTGGAATTAGAGTTTTTGTCTTTCTTTTATCAAGTCTCATATGTGTCATAAATAGCGCACAATTTTCTATTGGAAATAAAAAAGTTCATCTTTTTGGATTCACATTGACTATACTAAGGGATAAAAGGGTGATAACTGTGAATTCAAAACCACAAAGGGCGTATAATCCCCAAGAGCCACAACACACAAGTAGATATTTCCAAGGTGCGTTATTAAACGTAAACAGCATTAGTTAAAGCCTATTTCTTCTATCTCGTCTTTATCGATCACAAAAACAATACCATCTGAAGACATGGTCAGACATTGTTCATCTTCTTCTGTTCCAAAATCTAGAATATAGATATCTTTGCCTCGAAATAGCTTCACAACTTGTTTCGTAGATGGTTGAAAACACCAAATCTCACCAGTTCCCTTAATTATGTGAAAGGGCGTCAGTGCACCGTCGGCGTCCTTTATAGTGCCAGAGATTTGTTTAACTAAGACTTTAAACTTCTTGGCGTCAACATTATCCCACGCCATTTTAGAATAGTTTTGGCCAAGCAATTGCTATAGCCATTATAAATTGAACAGTAGCAAATACAGCAACTGCCTTGGTTTTAAATATTTTAAGCTCTTCTATCTCTTTGATATACATGCTCAGCTGAGTGGGTGAAACAACTTCGTCTACTTTGTTTTTCCACGTACGGATATCTTCGATTCTCTCTTCTCGCACACGCAGTTCAGCCAATTTCTCTTTTATATCTTGAAGCTCTGATCTCAAATCCTCGATAGTAAGAGAAAGAGTCTCTAGTTGTTTTAAAACTAGTTTTGAGTATTGATCCCACCCATTATCATCTTGCATAATAAAACAGCCTCCCGCACCATGGTATACTATGATAAATAGTGGTTAGCAAGTCATTTGCTATAAGTCATTTATTCCAGATGTGACCCGGCGCCGGTTTTATCCGGTTTCTCGATTATCAGATCAAAAATGTATAGTTTATTTCGACATGTCCTTGCCACCACAGACCTACTGTGCCACGTCTTCGGCATACTTTACTCTTCTTGCTCTGATCTTAATTTCTGGGTATTGGGCGGATAAAGAGTTGATAGCTTCCACGTTCTTCCCCGAATCATCGAAAAACAATACATCTGTAGCTCCCTGCTCTATTCGGTCAACTACCCATGCTGCCTTAGCGTCAGGGTCTGAGTCTCCTAAAAGCCCGAATGTAATTTTCGAGGTATCGAGCCCGATACTCTCAAGGTAATCTCGAATTGCACCTTCGGCATGCGGAGCCCTCGCCGTCAAGATAGCAATCTCGCGCCCCTCTGTGCCGGCATTGATTGCATTGCGAACAATATTAGTAATTTGTTTAATTTCTCTTGGGTTAATCACTTCATCAAACTCTGAAAAGTCATAATCATAGTCTGGATTAAAATCGTGCGTTGCGTATTCGGCTGGTGTCATTGTGATCCTGTCACCAGTGTCGGTTGTGATGTGAATGTTCGAATCGGATTTTGCTATTGTATCGTCAAAATCAAAGACACGGAGCTTTGACTCATTTAAGAACTCTCGCCAATTTTCAAGTAGGAGTTTCATTTGGCTTCATCTTTAATAACAACATGATTTTTTGTTTCAATAGCAATTTTTTTTCTAATAAAATCATTTATTGACGGAATCTTATCTATGCATGTAGTAGGCTCTAACTTTCTTAGAACTTCCTCTTCATACATTTCATCTAACTTTATTAAAAGATCATCTTCTACAACTTTTATCAACTCTGGGTCTAATTTTAAATGTCCTAAAATTGGAAAGTCTTCAATTTTGTCATAGTTTATTCCTTTTCTGGATAAAAAGTCTTTGGTTTTTTCAAAATAATCTACAATATCCTGACCTGTTGATATGGCTCCGCCAACAAAAGGTATATATTGAACAAGATTGCTGAAAGCGGTTTTTCCAACTTTGGTCGCTGTTTCTTTTTTTTGCATCTTATCAATCTGGCTGATAAGAGAGCCAACAGTAACACATTTCTGTGGTGTCTGTGGCTCTTCTTCTGCCAAATACTTTCGCCAATTTTCAAGTAGGAGTTTCATTCATTTACCTCTTTATCACAAACAATCCGAGATCTACAATAACTAGATGGCCGTCCTTCGGTCTCATCATAACATTTTTAAAATGTACGTCTTTCGGTTCAAAATGTTGTCTCTTATCAAAGTATTTCATAGCCGCCATAATCCCCTCCGCCTCTGGGAACGCACTTAACATCCCAGCAC